GCCTTGACAGAAATCACCTATGGCTACAAGGAGAACACCGAGCAGATGATCCTTGAGCCCAAAAGCGATCTAAAGGACCGGCTCGGGTTTTCACCCGATCACATGGACGCGCTGATGCAGACCTTTGCCGAACCGGTCACCGGCGCCCGCCGCCGACCCTCGGGTGCCCCGCCGCGCTATACCTATGACTGGCAGCCCTTTGGCTCAGACATGCACAGCGATCCCGGTTTCGAGAGACCGTACTGATGGAATTCACCTCGCCTCTCTACGGCGCCAAATGGGTGCCGTCAAACGAGCACGTCTTGGATGCTTTATATAAAGGAGAGCCGGTCAAGGTGCGCTTTGCCGACAAAGGCGATCTGCTTCCCGCCTTTGACGAGCACGGCAATTGCTACGAGGCCTACACGATCTGGTGGTGCATCAAGGACGGCGATTATTGTCGCTGCAGATGGTTTGGGCGCAGCCTGCCCTGCGAGCGCTGCGGCAAGCCTCCTCGCCCCGAGGGCTACAACCAGATCGACAAGTGGGAAGTCGACGACGCGGACAATCCGACACTCTATCGGCTGCAGAAGGACATCGCCGCCATGATGGCGGCCGGGCTTTCGGATTTTAGCGTTGACGGCAAGCCGTTGTCGGCGCCGCTCAGCGAAAACACCGTCGCCGCGGCAACCCGCGATGTCGCCAGAGGCTTATGATGTCGTTTTTAGCGCCAAAAGCCGTCGCCACGCCGCTAACCCCGCCGGTGCCGCCGGTGCCGCCACCGCCGCCGACCCCGCCAACCTTTGCCGATCCGCAGGTGGCCGCCGCCGGGGCCGCCGCGCGCCGCGCCGCTGCTGCCGCCGCGGGCGGCGGGTTTGCCAACACCCTCGGTCCGGCCGGGGCCGGTGGGGTGCCCAACGCGCCGACCGCAAGCAAGCAGTTACTTGGCCAATGACGGAGAAAACCCCAGCGAGCGAAGACGAGGTGAGGGTGCGGGAGTCAACACGGAGCCGCCTTTATGGGGCAATTGACAGAGACTCCCGGCCCAAGCTCGATGGTGGGCGACGGCAATGAACCGCTGCGGCGAGTGCGAGTTTGCCCGGATAGTGCCGGGGCTGGACTTGACCCGGCGCAGCTGCCAGGGCGGCCCGCCGCAGATGGTCATGATGGGGTTTAACAACGGTCAGCCGATCCTGCAGAAGTTCTGGCCCGATGTCGGGATCGCCGACCAGGCCTGCGGGACGTTCAGAAAGGCAGTCGTCACGGTGCCATGCAGCGTCTGCGGCGACCCCTATAAAGCCAATGACATTTGCGGTCGCAACGGGATGACGATGGAGGGCTGTCTGCGACAGCGATCCGGGGGATGTGATGCAGCGCTGCCTGCTGCACGGGCATAACTGGGTCAAGATGAAGGGTGCCGGCGCCTACGCCGATCGTGAGTTTATCATCTGCTCGGAATGCGCGACCCCCTTGGCGACCGAAGCGGTGCTGCGCGAGACCGTCACCGTCGAGCCCCCTATATATAATGAGTCGGATGAGACCCCGACATGACCCTCGGCACCGCGTTTTGGGTCATCATGCTGCTGTGGATCATCCTGACGGCATGGCCGATCTATGCCCCGCCCTTTCCCCTGTGGCCCGGCCACATCCTCGCATTCTTTCTATTTCTGATCCTCGGCTGGCACGCCTTTGGACCGCCGCTCAAATGACGACCTCGGCCAGCTATACGATCCTGATGCGTCAGGCGCAAATGACGGCACACACATATATGCTGAGCGCGATCAGCGATATTGATGAGCGGTTGGGAGAAGGGTACGCAAAGGCGCATCCTGAGTTGATTGGCGCTTACATGCTGACCGCAGCGATTGATATGGGGGCGGCCACGATCGTCAAGGAAATCGGCGAGGCGATTGATGGCCACTGATCTCACCCGCTACGAAGTCTCGGCCCCGACGCTGTTGGCCCAGCAGCCGGTCAGACTCGACCAGCGCGAGGTTCCCGACAAGGACTGGGATACCGAGTTCTCGTATTTTGAATCGGATTACGGGGCCAAACGCAACTGGCGCTATTCAACCTGGATGCACTGGGCCGAGATCGCCCAGTTCTCGCACCCGCAGCGCTACCGCTGGCTCGTCGTCGCCAACCTCTACCGCCGCGGCTCACCGGTCAACCAGGCCATCATCGACACTTCGGTCATCTCGATCCGCAAGATCTGCGGCAGCGGCATGGTCGACGGGATCTACCCCTCCACGCGCCCGTGGTTTAAGCACGCGCCCGGCATCCCCGGTTATGAGCCCGATCGCCAGGGGCAGCTGTGGCTCAGCGACCTTGACGAAGCCATCTACACGGTCCTTGCGCAATCGAATTTCTATGATCGCAAGGCGCAACAGATGCAGGATCTGACCGATTTTGGCACCTCGCCCTTTATCATTTATGAGGATGCCGAGGAGGTGATCCGCTGCTATGTGCCGTGTGCGGGCGAGTATTATGCCGCACTCGGGGCCGGTCTGCGGGTCGACGATCTGACCAGCGAATACACGATGACGGTCAAGGAGATCGTCGCCGAGTCTGGGCTTGCCAATTGTCCCGAGCAGATCCGCACCTTGTGGGAAGCGGGCGGCGCCTCGCACCATCACGAATTTGTCGTCTGCTGCACGATCCAGCCAAATTTCCCGATCGCCGGCCCCGGCAACCGCACGATCCCGGTGGTCAAGGGCTCGCAGCCCTTTCGCGAGGTCAAATGGCTACGCGGGATCAAGACCGCCCGGCCGCTGTCGCGCCGCGGCTTTTGGGAACAACCCTTTACCGTCGCTCGCTGGTCAACGCACGGCAACAATCCCTATGCCGAGGAATGCCCCGGCATCGACAGCCTTGGTGATTACAAGCAGCTCCAGCAGGAGACCAAACGCAAGCTGGAGGCGATCGAGAAGCTGGTCCGGCCGCCGATGGGCGCCGATCCCGAGCTCAAAAACGAGCCGTCCTCGACCCTCCCGGGGCACATCACCTATGTCAATTCGGCCTCGGGCAAAAAGGGCATGTGGCCGCTCTACGAGGTCAAACCCGATCTCGCGGCGATGCTTGAGGATCTCAAGGAGGTAAAGGAGAACATCGCCAAGAACCATCTGGTCGATGTGTGGATGGCAATTTCCCAGATGGAAGGTGTGCAGCCGCGCAACGCCATCGAGATCGCCGAGCGCAAGGGCGAAAAATTGCAGCGCCTCGGGCCGGTGGTCGGCATGATCAAGACCGAGGATGCCGAATACAGCCTGCAGCGCATCGCCAAGATCATCGAGCGGCGGCGGCTGTTGCGCCCGATGCCCGCTTCGTTGCGGGGTGTTCCGCTCAAATTGCACTTTATGGACATGGTGACATTGGCGCAATTAGGAGCCGAAACCGCCAACATGGAATCGACCCTCGCTTTCGCGGGCAATCTCGGCGCTTTGGCGATGCAGTCGGGACAGGCGCCGCCGCTGCGCATCTTTGATCTCGACGAGTCGATGCGGCTGGTCGCCGAGAGAAAATCCTATCCGGTCAGAGGCTTGTTCACCGAAGATGAAGTAAAAACTCACGACCAAGTCAAGGCCCAGCAGGCGCAAGCTCAGCAGGCAGTGCAGGCCGGCCAAGCCGCGGTCCAGGCGGCCGGCGAGTTGGGCAAGATCGATGTCGGCCCCGGCGCCACCAACGCCGCCGCAATGCTCGGTTCCCGGCTGGGGTTCACCGGAGGCCCGTGATGGCCGATCTCAGCGAGCAGGACATCTTCCGCCGCATGGATGACAGCTTTAAAGAGGCCATCGACCTCTGTAACCGCATGGCACGCGGCGAGCGCGGTTCGTGCTATCGGCTATTACGGGCGCATCTCGGCCACCTCGAAGGCACCTTTCGTCAGATGGGCTGGTGGCGCGAGGATGCCCGCTGGCTCGCCTATGAAAAGGATCGCCCGACCCTGGGCCGCTTTCAGTATGACGATCAGGATCAGCACTCGCTGGTCTGGGTGGTCGCCAAGGCCCATGAGTCAGCCGGCAAATGGTTGCGCGAAAAGCACCCGAACTGGAAGTTTGCAAAACTCGCGCAAGTCCTTGCTGCGGCTCACAAAGCTGCTGAACGGCTGCGGCATCGGCCAACCGAGCGCCGGGGCACCATCCTGCCGCGCCCGCTCGAAGGGGAACATCGTGACACGCGGCCGGTCCAGGTCATGACCCCCGGCGGCATCATCCTCCCGAGGACCGTGCATTAAATGGCCGCCAAAGAGGGTAGTGAGGCCAATTACTGGTTTCATAACGAGAAAGTCGATGTCTGGGGAATCATCAAGAACTGGTTGATCAAGCAAGGGCTCGTCGCCAACCTCTGGAACCCGAGCCCGGAAGCGCTGGAAAATCTACTTGCTTCGCTTGAAAAACAGGCCGTCTTGGGTGCCGCAATGCACCAACGGATCAAGGATAACCGCGAGGCAAGACGAGCCGCCAGGCGCGCCGAGCGGCAGAGCGCCAAATGATGTCTGAAGAACACGACGAGCAGATTGACGGCGAAGAGCGCGCCGATCCAAGCGTCATCGGGTTTGGCGGTGAGGAAGCCTTTGAAAAAGCCTCATCGAGTGCCAGGCGCTGGGAGGCGCAAAAGCGCCAATTCTGGGTCGCGGCACTCGGTTCCGAGGTCGGCCGCCGGGCGATCTGGCAATTCTTGGTCGCGGAATGCGAATTTGATCGGATCAATGTCCCGGTCGCCGTGACACCGGGCAATTACCCCGATCCGATGGGCACCATGTATCGGCTTGGCGTCAAACAGGTCGCCGAGCGCTTTTTTGACATGCTGCAGAAATACGACCACGAGGCGGTCTATCAGATGCGGCTTGAAAACGACCCCGCCTATCCCAAGCCGAGCAAATCATAGCTTCCATCTGCGGTAGGGCTGGGTCACCGGACGCCCATCCTTCCACGCATCGACATCCTCGCGCATATATATAATGACTCCCCGTCCCTGACCGGGCAACCAGCGCCATTTTGGTCCTTGGCCACGCCTGCGCCACAGAAATAGGGTTGTTACCGTCGTCCCCAACTCGTGCGCCAGCTGTTTGGGCCGGAGTTCCGGCTTGTCTATGCGGGTCTCGCTCATCGACCCGGAATCTACAGCATATATTTGGGATCGTTGCGTAAGCGGTTGATCCCCATGCACAAGCCGCGCGATGCCGTCAGGCGATCGCAGCGAATCGCCAGCCGCGCCCACGCCCCCTCAAAGCGCGCCTGCCCCGGAGACTCCGCCGCCCGCACCGGTTGAAACACCACCTGCGGTCGAGACCCCTGCGGCAACACCTCCGGCCGAAACACCCCCTTCGGAAACACCTCCGGCGCCAGTTGAGGCTGCTGCGACTGAAACGCCACCAGCCGAGGCGCCGCGCCCCGACGCGCTAAAGCCGCATACCGATACGCCTACTCTGATGGAGCAGGCGCAACCCCCGGAAGGGGCCACCCCGCCCGAGCTCGCCCCGCGCACCTATGAGGCCTTCACACTCCCCGAAGGGATGACCTTTGACGAGACCCGGCATAGCGAGGCCACGGCACTGTTTGCCGCCGACAATCTCTCGCAAGAGCGCGCCCAGGCTTATGTCGACTACCACGTCGCCGAGCTCGATCGCGCCGTCAATGCCGAGCGGCAAAGCAATCACGACCATTTTGCCGAGCTACGCCAACAGTGGGTGCAACAAGTCATGGCCGATCCCGAGATCGGCGGTGCCCGCCACCAGACGGCAATGACCTCGATCGCCCAGATGCGCGATCTCTTTGTCTCCTCAGCCGAGCCAACCTCCGAGCGCTATGCGCAGGAGATGACCGAATTTAACAATTTTCTGCGGACCACCGGGGCCGGTGACCATCCGGCCTTTAACCGCTTTCTGCACAATGTCGCGCGCAAGTTCCAGGAACCGGCCGCGCTCTCGATCACCCCCCGGCCCCCGGCCGATATCGGTCTGCGCCCCAATGGCGCCGCCAATCGCCGCGAGGCGCTTTACGGACCCGGTACCGTCAACTCGGTGAACCGCGGATGATGAGGTAATAAAGGATGGCAACCGGCCAGTGGCTAAGTATTCTTGACCTTGCCCATAGGTTAGATCCCTACGGAAAGATCGATTATATTGCAGAGATGATGAGTCAGGCGAATGAGCTATGGGATGACGTGCCCTGGATGGAAGCTAATGAGGTAGGCGGCCACCAGTTCACATTCCGTACAAGCATTCCGCCTGGCGCATGGCGCGCGATCAATGCCGGTGTCGCCTACGGCAAGTCAACGACAGCGCAGGCGCGGGTCGGTGTCGGCTCGCTCGAAGGCTACTCACAGATCGACCGCTGGGAAGCCGAAGCCTCAGGCGATATCGACCGCTACCGCGAGTCGGAAGATGTCGCGTTTATGGAGGGCATGGGCCAGACCATGACGCAGACCGAGTTTTACGGGAACTCGGTCGCCAACCCGGCCCAGTTTATGGGGCTCTCACCCTTTTACAATACGGTCGCCACCGCCACCGCGCTCAATGCCGCCAATGTCACTGACGGGCTCGGCACCGGCAGCTCCAACCTCTCGATCTGGCTTTTGTGCTGGGGCGAGCGGACGATCCACAATGTTTATCCCCGCGGCTCGCGCGCCGGTCTGACCCACGAGAACAAGGGCGACACCGTCCCCGGATTTGACAATCTTGGCAACCGCTTTGAGGCCTATACCTCGTGGTTCCGCCATCAGGGCGCCTGTGTACCAATGGATTGGCGCTATGGCGCCCGGCTCGCCAATGTCGATGTCACCAATGCCGGGCTCGCCGGCCCCAATGCCGCCGACCTCTTTGCCCTGATGGCGCAGCTGGTCTATCTGCCGCCGACCCTCGGCAAGCGTTCCTCCGGCATCACCCGCACCGATGCCCCCGATGAGCCCTCGCCCGGCATCCGCCCGGTCTTCTACACCAATCGCACCGGGCGCCACTGGATGGATGTCCAGGGGATGCGTGACCGCAACGTACTACTGAGAATTGACGATTACGCGGGACGCGTGACTGACGGGTTTAGAGATATACCAATCCGCATTATAGATCAACTCCTCATATCTGAAGGTAGGGTGACCTAGCCATGATGACGGACGCCCAAGCGATCTTTGTCCCGATCAGTTCGCCGCTGACGATGTCGACTGGCACCGGCGGTGCGACCGCGACTCCATGGATCGATCTCTTGGGGCAGGGGGTCGGCACCGCTCCGGTCGCGATTATTGGCACTACCGCCCTTTTTGGCATGGATTGGGGCATCGGTAAGCAGCAGCTTGAATTGATCGCCACAGTCTCGACCGCGTTTACGACCGGCACTGCGGCCACCCTGACCGCGCAATTCCAGGTGGCCCCCGATACCGGGTCCGCTGGCGGCTACAATCCGGGTACTCCGGTGACCTTGCTGGAGCAGCCCGGCATCGCTGCCGCCAATCTCGGTTTGGGTGCGACCTTTGCCCGCTTTGACTGGCCGCCGGTGATCCCGCTGACCCTGCGGCCGCGCTTTGCGCGGATGAACTTTGTTGCAGCGGCGGCGACCTCCTTTACCGCCGGGGCGATCGGCTTTGCCGGGGTCGTGCTGTGCCGCGATGATCAGGCGAACCGGCAAGCTGCGAAGAACTTTGCGGTGGCCTAGATGGCGCAGACCCGACACCTGCCGGCTGATGACGACCGCTGGATGGATCAGGCGATCGACGGCCCGACCGAGGAAGAGATCGCCGATTTCACCCGCACCCCAGAGTTTCAGAACGCCCTGGCCGCGGCAGTCGAGAAGGCGCTCGCCGACCGCACCCAGGAGATCATCGATCGCATAACCGCGCAGCGCGGTGCCCCGGCAACGACGCAAGAGGCGGGCTTTGCCCGGGTGCTCGCCGGACAGATCGCCGAGCTCGTTGATCAGGATCGGGTTCGCCGCGGACAGGCCGCCCGGTTGCCGGCCGAGGAGATCGAGCGCCGAACTCATGCGGCCGAGTGCATGGAAGTGCTGTTGACCGATGCTTTCGCCAAGCAAAAAGAGCCGCTCTACGATGTCATGAAGCCTTGCTACTTTGAGGAGCAGCTGATCGACCCGACATGGCAGAACCCGGCGACCAAGGTATTGATGCGGCGGCAGGTCACCTGGTATGGCGTCCCCAATGAGCAATTAAGCCCAGCCAACGAGGTCGCGCTCGCCATCTACCGAGAGTTTCTGGTGATGATCGGCGGCGAGACGCGCGCCCTCAACCGGCCCGATCTCGGGCGCAAAAAGCTGACCATCGTCGGCTCTTCGGATGTCGCCAATTCCAGCCCCGAGCCGGTCGGCACGCCAAGGTCGATCGGCATGCTCAAGCTCAAGGGCGACACGGTGCAGGGGCAGATTTCCGAGACGAGAGTCTTGGGCACCATAGCGGCTCCGGCAAGACAACTGGCGTGATGTGGGCCAGAATGCTCAATCCGCGCTAATCTCCGGCGTCCCGGCACCGCCGCAGGGCGAGGCGGCAAATTTTGTCATCGCCAACACCGTCCCGATCACCGCCATCGGCCCGACCCAGCCCTTTCCGATCTATGGTCCGTTTAATGTCTCGCTGTGGAGTGCCGTCAATACCGCGCTGACCATCAGCGCCGGCAATCAGACTGCGGGCCAGGGCACGGTCGCCGCGGCCACCGGGCTCGTCAACGGCATGTGGGTCAGATCGACCCTCGTGCCGCCGGGTACGACCTTTACGATCGCGACGACGACCTTGACCTTTCAGTTCTCGCCAGGCTTCACCAACGCCAATCTGGTGGTCGGCACCGACAATAACGCGCTTTACGGGCCGACCGCGTGGGCCGGCACCAAGGCGGTGGTCGAGCGCTCGTTTGACGGCGGGTTGACCTGGCTCGCCGCCGGTCTGCCGTCCGGCAGCGGGGCGTCGGCGATCTATGAGGGCGCCAATCAGGCAACCCTCAATCCGCTCTTTACCGCCGGCATCGTAGCCCCGGTCTCGCTCAATCTGACCGAAAGCGAGCGCGGTGTGCTCTACCGGCTCAATTTCATCACCTATGCTGCGGGCAATATGTACTACCGCATCAGCGGCACCGGCCCGGCGGCAATGGCGTGGTCACCGGGAAGGGTTTGAAATGATGACTGACCGTTTCGGCAAAGCCATGACGCTGGCGCCGCTGCTGTGCGCGGGGTGGTTGTGGGGTCAGGCATTGGCGCAGGCCCCGGTCGGCCGCCCCTCGGGCGGCGGCAACAACCCCGAAGACCTCGACACAATCTCAGGCCCGATGACCGCGGCGACGACGCAGACCCAGGCCGGGGCCATCGCCGGAGCCACCTGCAACTTTACGATCTGCTATGTCTCAACCGCCAATCTGAATGATGGGGTGGCGCTGCATCTCTGCCCGCTGGCACCCTCCCGAGTGACGATCATCAACGGCTCGGGCAATGCGATCAAGGTCTATGGCTCCGGCACCGACACGATTGACGGCGTCGCGACAGCGACCGGGGTAACCTTGCCCGCAGCATCGGCCACCCTCAAGGCCGGAACCGCCGAGTTCACCTGCGCAGTCGGCGGCACCGCCGCCAAATGGTTCTCCCACTGAGGAAGCAAAGCGATGATCCCCTCGCTCAAATCCCTCGTCCCCGCATCCCTGTTGGCTGCTGGTGTCATCGGCTATGCGCTGGCGCAGTATGCCCCGGCGCCGCTGGTTCCCTCGATCAATGGCGGTGCCGATCAGGTCTCCTCGCTATTGCCCGGCGGCAACCCCAGCAATCCCGGCAAGGTGGCGCTCGCCGGTGCCATCGCATCGAGCTCCAAATATCAGAACCTCGGCGTGCTGACGACCGGACAGACCATCGCCATCGCCAACGGCACCGGCACCGCCTTTGCCCAGCCCGGCGGCACACTCGCTGCTACGACCTTGACAATGATGCCCAATCCCGCTGACGGACAGCGCTTCTGCTATGTCTCAACGCAGACCTCGACGGCGCTGACCTTTTCCGCCAATACCGGGCAGACCGTTGATGCTGGCGTGCCCACGGCCGGGGTCGCCAAGACACCGATCTGCGTGACCTATGTCGCCACCAACGCCACATGGTACGTCTCGCCTTGAGTTTGGCTTTGCTCTTTGGTGCGGCCGGCTGTGCCGCCGAAACCTGCTCCTGTGGCGAGTTCGCTTTTGAACGGCGCAGCACCATCGGGGGCGGAGAAGATGTCATGCCGGGGACCAAGACCGAGACGACATCGAGCGGGGCCGAGCATCGGCAGCCGACCCGTATGGGGACCAAGACCGAATCGACAAGAACCGAAACCTCGATCACCCGCCCGACCGAGACCGGCTGGTGCTCTCTGTCGATCTCGGTGCCGCCAAACCGCAACGCCTGCGCCGTATGCTGCTAGAGATCATACGCAGTGGCATGCGAGTTCACGGTCAATCTCAACCTCGGTGGCGGGTTCAATGTCTATCTGCCGCCGCCCCCCGAGCCGCCGACAATCGAGGGCCGGCTGACATGGTATTTTGGTGCGATCACCATAACAGGAGTATCGCCGATGGCGACAACCTTCCCGATTGACCAGCCGCCGATGCAGGCAAAGGTTACCTGGGTCGACAAGAGCGGAAATGCCGCGCAGGTCGATGGCCCGACGAGTTGGGCCTCTTCCGACGAGACGATCGTCACTGTCACTGTTGATCCCAATGATAGCACGGCGGCGGTGGTTACCGCAGTCGGCACCATCGGGTCTGCCCAAATCACCTCGACCGCTGATGCCATAGTCGGCACCGGTGTTCAGAATATCATCGCGATCGGCGATATCACGACGGTCGCCGGCACCGCGGTCGCCGGATCGATCACCTTTACGCCGGGGGTTTAGATGACCGTTGGGGAGTTGAAGGTCTTGCTCGCCAATATCGCCGATGAGGTCACGGTAGAGCTGATGATCGGCGGCGAGGTGACCAATTACACCGTCGATGTTGGGGCAGGCTCTTCGGTCGTCATCGCCCCGGTGGACACCGCTGAGCCGCCCGCCTGATGCCAGCCGTCAGTGAAGCCCAGAGACGCGCGATGTTTGCCGCTGCCGCTGGCAAGAGCAACATCGGCATCCCGAAATCGGTCGGTAAGGAGTTTTCCGAGGCCGATCCCGGGGGCAAGCTCCCGGAAAAGGTCGGTGAGGAGAAGAAGAAGACCCGTCGTCAAGCACTTTATGGCAAGGATTGAATGCCCGAACCCGGTAATGGCAAGCCCGCGAACGATGACACCGAAAAAGAAAATCTCGAACTCCTCGCCAAGGAGGGGATCAAGATCGGTGGTCTTGAACGGTTGCGCAGCGAGCGATTGCGCCGCGAATTGGAGGCCAAAGGGCTTAAAGGTTTCAAGCACGGCGGCACGGTCAAAAAGACCGGGATTTATGAGCTGCACAAGGACGAGGAAGTCATCCCGGCGGCGGCGGCCCGAAAGACCCGCCGCCAGGCACTCTACGGGAAAAGCTGATGGCCGAGAAAGGATCACGCACACCAGCGTCAAATTTGACCGCCCTCCAAAATATCTTGGATATCGAGAAAGAAGGGGGGACGACCGGAGCCTTGGCCTCCAAAGATATTACCCAAGATCTGCGGCGAGAATTGCTGCAGAAGGGCCTAAAAGGCTTCAATCGCGGCGGCACGGTGCCAAAAACGGGGATCTACAAGCTGCATAAGGATGAGGAGGTCATTCCCGCCGGACAGGCGAAGAAGTCGCGACGGCAAGCCTTGTACGGCAAGGACTGAGTGATGCGATGGCCCAGACAGCGCGCAGCAATGGAGGGCTGACCGAGGCCGCCAACAGCAATCTGCCCCGCGGCCCCGGCTTTATGGGCGAGGGGCATCCCATTCTCAATGGGATGCGGGATTACGCGTTTCGTCTGCGGGTGCGCTACCCGCCGCCACCGCCGCTGCCTCCGATACCGCTCTGGGTGCCGCCGCCACGGCCACCGGCACCGCCGCCTCCCCGACCGATCATCCTTGAGGTCACCTTCGTGCAGCCGAGCCCCGCAGCCATTACCTATCCTGGTTTCCAGCCGGGCCAGCTTAAAGGCAATGAGACGCTGGTGGTCCAGGCCATGGATGTCGAAGGCAACCCCAATGATCAGGCTTTCCCGACCACGGTCGCGCAGATCGCCGCCCTGGCGAGTGGCCCGGCTCCTGGTGGCGGCGCTCTTACCGGCCAACTCTACACCTCAAATGCCTCGCCGCTGATCCTGCCGGCGGTCACCAATGTCCTGACCATCATCAACCAGGCGACCCCGGCCCCGCTGACCATCCAGCTGCCGCCAAATCCCGGCAACGATATGTATTTAGGGATCAAGGATGGCGGTCAGAACTTTGCTGCCAATCCGGTGACGGTGGTGACGACCGATGGCAGCCAGATTTTCACCGATCACCCGATACCGACAATGACGCTGAATATCACCGGCATGGGCATCTATTTTCTCTCGCATGGCTCGCTATGGTACGCGACCTAGCTGTGATCTCGGTCCTGTGGGCCACCCCGGCACTCGCGCAGGCGGTCCCTCCTGCGTGCGCGCCCAACACCCCGTATGAGTATTGCGGGCTCATTGTGCAGCGCAACAACGCTGAGAACGATGTGATCAACGAACAAGCCACGCGCCACCGCGAGGGCGACTACTGGGCGCGCTGGGTACAGGGCGATCTTGACAAGGCGGCGTGGTGGCAGCGCTACGACGAAGGCGTGGCGTTGAAGGAGAAAGAGGCGGCGGCGGCGGCCGAAACTCGGGCCGCCCGAGCCGCTGAGAAAGGAGCTCGACGGTGAGAAAGATTGCGGCTCTGCTGGCCGGGCTGTTGCTGACGCAGCCGGCGTTTGCCGCCTACTACCCGACCCCGGTCACGGTCAATGCTGGCGGCACCGGGGCCACCACCTTGACCGCACATGGCGTGCTGCTTGGCGAGGGCACCAGTGCCGTCGTCGCGGTCACCCCGGTCGCCGATGCCGCGATCGTCTATACCGGTGGGGCCTCGGCCGATCCGACCGCGATTGCGGTCGGCAACTGCGCCAACGCGCTGACCTATTCGACCTCGACGCACACCTTTGGTTGCGCCAACCCGACCCAGCACGCGATCGTCATCGGCGGGGCCTCGGGTGCCGCCTTCTCGACCTTGGCCAATGTCGCTGATTCGGTCGTCGTCTTTGGTGCCACCGCTACCGATCCGACCACCGCAGGCACATCGGCGACTGCCGATTCGGTGCTCGGATGGGCGGCTGCCGGCACCACCCCTGCACCGCTGGCGCTGCTCAGCTGCTCAAGCGGCTCCTCGGCGCTGACCTACAATACCGGCACCCATGTTTTTGGCTGCAACTCGATCACCGGCTCGGGCTCGGTCGCGGTCAATGTGCTGACCGCAGCGGGTCCATTCACGCTCTCAAGCACCTATGACACGGTCAACATCTCGCGCATGGGCACGCCAGCGGCGGCAACCTATAACCTGCCAAGTGCGGTCACCGCAGGCAACGGCTTTCGCGGCTGTCTCAAGGACGATACGACGAATTTTGCCACCAATACCGCATCAATTAAATCGCCGACTGCAGGCAATATCGATGGCACTACTGGGTCAACCGGCATCACCTTCACCGTGCAGCGCGGGCAGATCTGCTACGTCAGCGACGGCAGCAATTGGTTTCTAAACTGAATGCGTTGGCTACTCGCCCTTGTTCTGCTGCTGCTCAGCATTGGCTCGCTGGGGCCAGCGGGCGATGCCGCCTATTACCCGGCTTCCGCCGGATGCACATTGCAGATCGCCGTCAGCCAGACCGCATCGACCGATGTTAAGACGTTCACTAATAATGGCTACATATGCCTTATCTATCTTCACTCCGACACGGCACAGTTTGTTTCGATCGTTCAGGGTACTGGCACAACCTGTGCGACGAGCACGGTGGCGTTGGTCGGGGCGACAACTGCGGCGAACGGTATGTCGTTTGCTGGCAATGCAGGTACCGTGGTTCCGATGCCAGCGGGTAGCAATATCAAGACCACCACCACAGCGCAGCACCTCTGCATCCTGCAGAGCGGCAGCGGCCGACTATCCGGCGTTATTAGCTATCTGGATGCACCATAAATGGCTGATACTCCAAATACGCTTACGATTAACGTTCTAAACAACATCGCGCTGATCATGGACGCGTTGAGCGCCGCGTTTATCAATGCACAGTCGGCCAATCAGCAATGGACCCAGGCTAATCTCGGCACCTTCGTGAGCGGGTTCACGACTGCTCCGTTGCAGGCTGACGGTCTACAGTCAACGACGGCTGACCCTAACCCGGTCGCAACAAATCCGGTACTAGCGTCGAAGTACGTGTTGCTCAGCCGTGCGCTCTCTGCCAATGACTGGAATTTAGCGATGCAGTTCATCGGGCAGTTCATCACTTTTATGCAAGGCAACAGTGCCGTGTATGCGAGTGCCCCTGAAGTTTTCGCCAAGTTTGTCGTCCAGCCGCCAATGGCCCAATGATCTGCTGGCTCCTCATACTATTGCTGCTGGCGACGCCGGCAAGGGCGGCGTGGGTACAAGGCAAACTCGGCGCGATCGGGGCTTCTGGGAGCACAACTGCGGCGACGGTGTCTTTCACTGCGACGGTAGGTGCTGGCAATACGGTAGTTGGAGCGATATTCGCGGGGCTCACTAACTTTGGCACGGTTACGTTCACGATTACTGATGATAAAAGCAATACGTACATTCCGGTGGCACCGAGGGTTGTTCCCTCAGGAGCCCCTGGAATGCAGATGTTTGCGCTCTACAACATACGTAATGCTCCGCAGACGATCACAATAACTCCAAGCGTGGCGGTTGACTTTCTACAGGGAGTTGCAGACGAGTATTCTGGTACGTTAGTTATCGATGCCGCTACAGCACAATCATTAGTGGGTCCTGGCACACTCCCTAATGTCATCACTTCTGGAACCGTTACGACGAAGCAGCCGAGCGATATTGTATGGGGGATACAGGGAAACCAAAACGGAGTGTTGACACCCGCTGTTGGCACTGGCTTTACGCAACGTACGAAGAGCGTGAGTTCTGGTAGTGATTGGGGGGAGTTTAGTGAGGATCTAACGCTCACCACTCCCGGTGCGACGGCAGCGACTTACACCGATACAACGAATAGTAATGCCTCATTCCTATACTATACGATTGGCGTCATTACGTTGCGGCCGTTTTGCCAGCGCGGCGCGTTAATGGGGGTTGGCTGCTGATGGCCGGACAGCATCTGACAATCGTGGATCTCAAGAGCAGGATGGCACCAATGGCAAATTTTAGAACGGCAGGCGGCAGTGTCAGTGCTGCTGGGCGGCAGGAAGCCGAGAAGAAGGGTCAGACCCAGCCGGGCACGGACAAGTTTCCCATTCGCAACAAGAGCGATCTTGAGAACGCCAAGTCGTCGTTTGGCCGGTCCAATACACCGGGAGCTACCAGGCGATGGATCAACAAGCGCGCCAAGGAGTTGGGCGAACCCTCGATGGGCGGCGAGAAGAAAAAGTCACGACGCGAGGCACTCTATGGCTAAGAGCAGACGCGAGGCCCTCTACGGCGACAAGGAAGACACCGAGGAGACCAAACCGGCGACCGCCGAGCAGGCGGCTGAGGATATCGAAAAGCCGGGCGGCACCAGCGCTCGGCACAAGGCCGAGCGGGTGGCGATGCGCGAGCGCCACGAGAAGGCGCGCATGGCGCTGCACGGCTCGCACCGCGACGAGCACCGGGCACTCGGCGAAGCCCACGAGGCCGAGCACGACGAAGAGGGTGCCGATGTCACGGCACTCCATCGCAAACACGAGCACGCGGAGCTGGAGATGCTGTCGCGGCACATGCGTGGCCGCGGCGATCTTGCTGCAACGCAACATGGCGAGCGGCACGCGATGCACTCCAAGCACGAGATGGAGCAATTGCAGGAGCACGCCCGCGGTGAGGCGGCAGTCGCCGGCGATACTCCCCCCGGCGAAGGCGGGGCGGCGCAGCCCGAGCGCATGCGCCGTGAGCCGGAAGGAGCCTGATCATGGCTAAGTGGGTAGCCCTTGAGTTGAACGACGAAGAAAAATATGACGCCCAGATGCCGCTGCCAATGGAGCGGCCGGATTATCCCTGCGGGCTCTGTCTCTCCTTTAACAGACAGACCATCGAAAAACTGGGGATCGAGGAGCTGCCCGATGTCGGTGATTTGCTCGACATGCGCTGCTTTATGGAAGTCACTCACGTCAGCGATGGCCCGGGCGGTCAATGCTTTGAGACGCAGATCACGATGATCCTCTCGCCGGTCGAGAACGAGACCACCGAGATGCCCGAAGCGACCGAGAGAGAGCCAGAGTATGCGATACCGGAGCATGCTCTTGAGCGTGAGGCACCGCTGATGGAGCGCCGCCCGCGCGCCGCCCAGCGGCTTTACCGCAAGAGCAGCAAATATGATCAGCTGTTGGTGAAGTGATGGACGGCAGACAACCCGACGACCCCACCGTCTTTGGCAGCGATTACCCGGCCCGCGCAGACCAGCGCACGCACATCGATACCACCAACCGCAACCCGGAAGGCTACAGCCCGGCTTGGCTGCCGGGTGCCGCGCGCTGGCATCCGCCGGAGGATTTTGAACCGAGGAGACCCATCATGGCAGGTGAGCGCAAATCCTATCAGCTGCTCGAACCGGCTTACCTCAACGATCGCATCGTGCCGCAAGGCGAGGTGGTCTGGATGACCGAGGAGGAGGTCGGGCAGGCCAAGCATTTTCTCGCCGTGACGATCCGCGAGCGCGTCGAGGAGGGGCTCGAACACGCGGCTGAATTGGTCGAGACGGTCAAGGAGGAGCACCCCGCGGAGTTCGCCAAGGTCGCCGAGGAAGTCAAAAGAGAGGACGAGCCGCCACCGGCCCCACGCGGAGGCAAGCGCTGAATGAAGCTTCTAGCGCTCTTTGCGCTTCTCCTCCCGACCGCCGCCTGGGCGCAGGGTGCGGTGCAGCAAGTCGGCCCCGGCCCGCAAGGGCACATGCCGGTCTATTCGAGCCCGGGCTTTGGCGCGACGCAGATCCAGGACATGGGTGCCGCCGGCGGTCCCGGTATCGGTGCGGCCGAGTACCTGCAGATCAACCGCGCCACCGGGACCGGGCCGTTCAACTCGCACAACTGTATGTACGGCAATCCGCCGGGCGGCGGCACGCCGGGACCGACCAATCAAAACGGGTATTATTTCCTCTGCCTTGACGCTGATGCCGCCACGCCGCTCGGCCCCGGCGGGCTGATCTCGTTTGGTGCGGGAGGTCTGGCGCCGCAGATCCCGCTGGTGCTCAACATCAACGGCGAGAACGCGACCTTTGGCGGGAGCGGGACGCTGCTGCCGGCGCTGCCGCAATACAAGATGTTTGTCGGCAATGCCCAGAACCAGGCCTCGACCTATGGTCCGGCCACCCTGACGCCAAACCTCTTTCAGCTCAATTTTAATGCCGTCACGCCGTCGACTTCGCTATTGGCAAACTCAAATTTCCAGTTTGTCGCTCCCGATGGTGCCACAGCCGGGATGGAACTCGACTCGTTTGGTGGCACGGGATTGTTTGAGGGCGTGTGCGCGGCGGGGACGGGGGCGGCACCACAGGCGGTGCAAAGCGGGGCGAATTGCCTGGCCTTGCGCAGCTGGCAGTACAACGGCGCGCAATATGTCCGCAACGGCGGCATCGTCTTTGCCTCAGCCGAAAATCAAAGCCCCGGGCATGCCGGCTCGCAGATTTCGTTTTGGACGACACCCAACGGTTCCTCGACCGCCGTCGATGTCATGCACATCGGCAATCAAGGTGGTTTGGTATTGCCGGCGAGTGTGACCGGCGGTTCGCAAGGCGCCGGCACGATGAATGTCAGCGGCGGCTATTATGTCAACGGGCTGCCGGTGCCGACACTCCTGGGCAAGAACCAAGCGCCGCTGCCGCCGCCATTTGCCGGCACCGCCTTACAGATCTCGGCTCCGGATGGGGTCAACCCCGGTCTTGATCTCTATGCGTTTGGCGGGGTCGGAGCCTCCTTTCGCGGCGCCTGTGCCAATGGCACCGGGGCCATCCCATCGGCCTTCCCGCAGGCGGTTTGCACCCGTCTCCAAGAATTTCTCTATGACGGTGCCAATTGGATCGGGCCGCTTGCCGCGATCACAATGGGTGCCGCGGAGCAGCAATCCGTTGGGCATGGCGGCTCCTACGTTGATGTCATGACGACGCTGATCGGCACCACGACCGAGGCCGATGTGCTGCGGTTTGAGAACAATGGCGGGATCACGATCCCGAGCACGGTTACCGGAGGAAACAAAGGTCCGGGCACGCTCAATTCGCAGGGCGGGTATTTTGTTCAAGGCAACCCGGTGCTGACGCTCAAGAGCCCGCAGAACCCGGTGTCACCGCTGCCGATCGGCGGCACCATCCTGCAGATCTCCGGTCTTGATAATGTGCAGCCGGGGATCGAGCTCAACTCGTTTGGCGTTGACGGCACCAATGCTCTCGTCGGAGCCCCCTATCGCACGACATGCGCCCGCGGCACGGGGGCTGCACCGTCAGCCTTGCTGGCAGGTGACAGCTGCGGACGCTTCAACTCGTATTTCTACAACGGTGCCAATTACGTGCTCGCGGCACGGATCACGATGTCGACATCCGAGTTGCAGACCGGCACCCACTCCGGCTCGCAAATCGACATTCAGACCACCCCAAACGGCACGACGACACCGCAGATCGTGACCCGATTTGGCAATGATGGCGGGATTTCCGTGCCGGCGAGTGTGCTCGGCGGCGATCTCGGGTCGGGCACGATCAACGCGATGAACCTATTCATTCAGGGTCACCCGGTCCCGCCCTTGCTCGCGACCAATCCAAACCCGCTGCCGACACCGGGGACGGGTGCGATCATGCAGCTGAGCGGCCCCGATGGCACGGCGCCAACGATCGAGGTCTATGGCTTTGGCGGTGCCCCGGGATTGCGGGCATTTTGTGCCGGCGGCACCGGGGCGGCCCCGAGCGGAGTGCTGATCGGCAGTATCTGCTCGCGCTCCGATCAAGCGTTCTTTTTTAACGGTGCGAGCTATGTCGGCCCGCTGACCAACATCCGCGCGCTCGCGGCAGAGAACCAGACCTCGGGGCATGGCGGCACGGCTATCGATTTTATGACGACGCCGATCGGACAGACCACCGAGGCTGAGGTGCTCAAGCTGGAAAACGACGGCGGGATCACGGTTCCCGGCAATGTGTCGGGCGGCGACATGGGGCCGGGCACGGTCAATGTCTCGGGCGGGTATTTTGTCAACGGCACCAGGGTTCCCTCTCTGCTCGCGCAATCCCCCGGCCCGCTGCCGCCACCGCTGACCGGAACGGTGCTGCAGTTGGGTGGTCCGGATGGCAACCTGGTCGCGATGGAGCTCGATGCCTTTGGCCCCAGCGGTGTCGCGCTGCAGGCGGTATGTGCGGGTGGCACCGCAGCGGTCCCGACCCCGGTGCTCCAAGATGCCTCCTGCGGGCGAGTGCAAAACTGGTTCTATAACGGTGTCAGCTATGTGCAGGGCGCCAAGGTGTCGGTGCATGCCGCGGAAAATCAGTCGGTCGGTCACGCTGGCTCGTATATCCTGCTGCAGACGGTCCCGGTTGGTAGCACGACAATCCAGGATGTGGTGCGGATTCAGGCATCTGGTGGCCTCACCATGCCGCCAACCGTGGCTGGCGGCGATCCGGGCTTGGGGGCCATCAACGCGCAGGATCTTCGGATCAACGGTGTATCGGTAGCCTCAACCCGCACCACCTTTACCCCGACCCTGACCGCTGATGGCGGCGGCACGCCGACCTATAATCTTGGCGGCACCTGGGGTCAGATTGTCGGCGCGCAGGGAAGCTATACCGTTTACGCCCGTGTAGCGCTGACCGGGGTCGGCACCTTGGCCGGAGCCAATCTGCGAATTGCCGGTCTGCCGATCAGTCAGAACCCGGCCTTTTCGGCGAGCTGCGCGATCGGCATCGTCGGTTCAACGGTACTCTCAACTGGCTATACGCAATTTGGCGCGCTGATCCCGACCGCGGGCAATTTTATCAATCTTGAGCAGTTTGGCAGCAATGTCCCATTTGTGAATCTGAATGCCTCGGCATTGACCGCGACGAGCGTGTTCAGTGTCAATTGTCGGGTGGCGCAATGATCTCGGCGGATGTTGTGAATCGTGCGATCCAACTGATCGGCGACAATCAGCCGGCGGTCACCGGGACCGGGACTTACCCTGACCCGAGCTTTGATCTCACCCCGGCCGGGCTCGCGGCTCAGGCTTGCTATGTCGGTGTCGTCAACACAGTCGGACGCCAGTTCGGGTGGGATTTCTCGCGCCGCCATGTGCTACTGACCCTGACCGGGGGCACCCCGGAATCGCCGTGGATCTATGAGTATTTCTACCCCGCCAACGGCATTCAGGTGCGCCAGCTGATCCCGCTTGGGGTCGACCCGCTCAACCCGCTGCCGGTGCGCTGGGTCGTCGCCAATGACAGCTTTGGCGCCGGCAATGTCAAAGTGATCCTGACCGTGGTCCCGGTGACCACGGCGGTGTTCTCCAATCAGGTCGATGAGAATTTGTGGGATGCCGGGTTTACCGAGGCGGTGGTGCGGCTGCTCTCGGATTATCTGGCGATGGCGCTGGCCGGGCGCCCGGAAACCTCGCGCATGGCGCTGGAGAATGCTGGGATGTTCACCAGCGCCAGCATGGAAAGGGTGGATAACTAATGCTCTCGCTCGCTTCTCCCGAAGATGTCGTCAATGATGCGCTGGTGCGGATCGGCTGGAAGTTCCGCATCGGCTCGCTCTATGATGGCACGCTGGCGGCCAAGACCGCGCTGCAGATCTATTCGCAGACCCGTGATGCGCTGTTGCGCTCGGCGACCTGGGGGTTTGCCGAGGTCATCGTGCCGGGGGTCGCACTGCCGGGAGCGACCCCGCCGATCCCGTGGACCAATGTCTTTGAGTATCCCGACAATTGTCTGAGGCTGCGTGACATCTATTCGGCCTCCTACCTGCGCAACAATCCGACCCCCAATCTCTGGACCCTGCTCAATCCGGGTGACGGAACCGGGATCTCGATTGCCTGCTATCTTAATGATCCGCTGCTCGTCTACACGCGCCAGGTCCATGACCCGCGGCTATGGGAGAGCATGTTCACCGAGCTCCTATGCGCGCGGCTGGGGCGGCTGATGGCCCCGGCGCTGGCCTCGATCGATCAGACCAAGGTCGGGGCCGAGGATGAGAAGATGGGCGAGGAAGCCGCTGTGAATGTGCCGACCGGATGACGACACCGCTCTCCACCCCCGAGCATATCTGCAACAACGCGCTCGATCGCATTGGCTACAAGGGGCCAGCGATCGGCAATATGAACGAGGGCACGCTCGCCTCAAAGGTCGCGATCAGCCTCTACGGGCAGACCCGCGAGGAATTGCTGCGCCAGCAGGATTGGGGATTTGCCGAGCGCAACACCAACCTGCGGCTCTTAAAGACCGCGCCGGCGGGCGGGTATCTGCGCCCGTGGGACTCGAGCATCGATCCGATCCTGCCATGGCGCTATGAGTACGCCTACCCCGACGATTGCATAAAGGTACGCTCGATTCGTCAGGCCCCGGTGCTGATCCCAAACTATGACCCGCAGCCGCGGACCTATCGCATCGCCGAGGATGACCGTCTGATCGATCCGCTCTTGAGCACCTCGCGGGTGATCCTGACCAATGTCGCCTATGCCGTGCTGGTCTACACCGGCGAGGTCAACAATCCGCTCAACTGGGAGCCGCTCTTTACCGAGACCCTGTGCGCCGCCCTCGCCAAACGCTTCTCGGAGGCGCTCGCCAAGCTTGAGCCAGCCTTGCCGATTGCCGAGCAAGCCGGATTGCGCCGCGGCGAGAGCCCCGAGATCTACCGGCTACAGACGGCTGAGGAGGTCGCCCTTGGCCAGATTGCGGAGCGTATTCAGGGATGAACATTGATTGGAATAAGACGAACAAGCTGCGCGAGGATCTGATCCACGCCTACCTGGTAATGTGGGCCAATTACGAATGCAATCCATCACCAGAATTGGCGCGGTGCATTCAGGAGCAAATAAAGAAAATCGAGACGGCACCGTGGGTGCTCCAGGGATGAAAGATACCGCATTCTGGGTGATCGCGATCATCCTGGCCCTGGTCATAATCGGGGTCGGCCTTGAGGCATGGCGCTATTACCGCGGCAAGCCGCCGAGGCGTGAATGAGCGATCCCGCGACCATCGCCAACCGCGTGCTTGATGCGATCGGCTGGGAAGGCCCCTCGATCGGCGATCTTGAGGAAGGCACCGAGCAGGCCCGCCCGATCCTGCGCGCCTATGGCAATGATCTGCGGCAATTGCTGCGGACGGCCAATTGGAATTTCGCCCGCAAGCAGGCGCCGATGCAGCTGCTCGCGGATGCAACCGGCCAGACACAGGGTGTCGGCACGATCGTTCCGCCACCTTGGGTCTACGAATACGCCTGGCCGATCGACTGCGTGCGCGCCCGGTTTGTCCCGCACAATCCCGGGGCAATGCAGAATGTGCCGCAATTCACCGGCTCATTCCCGACCGTGCAAGGGCCGCCGATACCGGGCACGGTCAGCATGACCGGACTCAATGTCATTACCGCCAACAATGTACGGCTGGTGCCGGCGCGCTTTCTCGTCACTCTCGACTACAACTACCCGACGACGATCGGGGCGATCACCGATTGGTCGCAGCTCTCCGACCTCAAGACTGGAGAGGGCGACGGCGGCACCCAGCGCACGGTGATCCTGACCAATGTGCGAAACGCCAGCCTGATTTACACGGCGCTCGTCGTAAATCCGGCCGAAATGGATAATTTGTTCGTTGAGGCTTTCGTGCAGTTGCTTGCCTCGCGCGTGGCGCTGAGCTTGACCAAGGACAAGAAATACGCGCTCGCGATCCGGGCGCAGGCGATAGCTTCGTGCAAGGACGCGATCAAAGAGGCGCGCGTCAGCGACGGCAACGAGAATTGGGCGACGACCGAGCACATGCCGGACTTTTTGCGCATCCGCAGCGCCGGCCCCTCCTTTAACATGCAATACGGCTGGTGGGGTGATGGCCCCGGCACCTTTGGCTATGGCTGGGATACCATCAGCTTTGGTGACGGCTCGGCCTACTAGATGGCCGTCCCATTTATCAAGACATCAATGGCCGCAGGCGAGGTCTCACCTTCGTTCTTCGGGCATGTAGACAACCAAAGTTATGCGCTCGGCTTATCAACCTGTAGAAATGCTTTTATAAGCTATAGGGGCGGTGCCTACTCGCGGGCCGGGACCAAGTTTGTCGGCTACTCGGCGCAGACCACGCATAGCTTTCCGCCGCGGCTGATCACCTTCCGGTTCTCGATCAAGCAGGGGCTGATCCTCGAATTTGGCCACCTCTACATGCGGGTGATCCAGAACGGGGGCTTTGTCACCGAGAGCGCACAATCGGTCTCGGTCATCACCCAGGGCAGCCCGGTATCGGTGCAAACTTCTTCGTCGCACGGCTATGCGACCGGGGATTGGGTCTATTTGAGCGGCATCGCCGGGATGCCAGCACTGGAGGCGCAGACCTTTTACGCGGTCGTCACCGGGCCGACGACATTCTCGCTGTCAACACCGTTTGGAGCGCCGATCGACAGCACCAATTTTGGTGCCTACACCGGGGGCGGGACAGCGGCGCGGATCTATACCCTGGTGACACCGTGGGCCGAGAAGGATCTGAAGTGGCTCAAATTTGACCAGTCGGCCGATGTCATGTCGATCTGCTGCTGGAACCAGGATGATGGCACGCTTTATCAGCCGCAGGAGCTCGCGCGGATCAGCAATAACAGCTGGACCCTGACCCCGGCCAATTTCGTCTCGACGGTCAGCCCGCCAGCCTCGGCACCGTCATTGACGTTGACGCATCCGGCCGGCGCGCTGGGCACCGCCGACAATAGTGCTGCCACCTATGCCTTTGGGATCACCGCGGTCAATCCGAACGACGGCTCGGAAAGTGTGATGACCGATCCGGGGATTGTCGGCGGCAGCGCCAATCTGGCGGTGACCTCGGGTAGCATCCTGTTGACTTGGCCCGCAGTCAGCGGGGTGCAGCAATACAACATCTATGCGGCCGAGCCGATCGCCGGGACCACCGCCGCGACACCGCCCTCGACGATGCCGGCCGGCGTGCTCTACGGCTATGTTGGGACAGCGCTGCAAACCAGCTTTACCTACGGCAACATCGTTCCTGATTTCAGCCAAGTGCCGCCGACACACTACAACCCCTTTAGCGGGACCGGGAACGATCCGAGTGTCGTGACCTATTTTCAGGAGCGGCGCGTCTACATGGCGACGCCTAACCAACCCGACACCTATTTTATGTCGCAGCCCGGCTCATTTCTCAATTTTGACCGGCGCATCCCGACCATCGACAGCGATTCGATCACCGGCACACCCTGGGCGCAAAAGGTCGACGGGATTCAGTTCGCGGTTGCGATGCCGGGCGGGCTCGTCGTGCTGACCGGCTCATCGGCGTGGCAGCTGACCGGGGTCGGCGGTTCGTCCCTTAATCCGCAACCGATAACTCCGGCCAATCAGCAGGCCCAGCCACAGGCCTACAATGGCTGCCACAGCCATATCCCGCCCGACAAGGTGAATTGGGAAGTGTTCTATGTCCAAGCCAAAGGCTCCCTGGTTCGCGCTTTTGCCTACAACTATTTTATCAACATCTACACGGGGATTGACCTGACCTATCTTTCCTCGCACCTATTTCTTGCTGCAGGTCAGGCCAATGCCGATGGCTCGATCCGCGAGTGGGCCTGGTCCGAGGAGCCTTACAAAGTGCGCTGGGTGGTGCGCGAGGACGGCACCTTGCTGAGCCTGACCTACCTGAAGGAGCAGGAGGTTGCCGGCTGGGCGCGGCACGACACCTTTGGCCAGTTTGTCAGCGTGGCGTCCTGCACCGAATTGCCGGTTGACGCGACCTATTTTGCCACCAGCCGCCCGAGCGGTCTGGGCACGGCCTATTTGATCGAGCGCATGGACAACCGGCTGTGGGAGAGCGTGCTTGACTGCTGGTGCGTTGATGCCGGGCTGGCATTGCCGCAAGGCAGCGGGCCGGTGACCAGGGTCACTGGGCTCAATCATCTGCTCGGGAACTATGTCGCTGCGATCATGGACGGGGTTCCGATTGTCGGGCTCCTCGTCCAGCAATTCGGCGACGGTACGATCGGCGTCACCCTTCCGTTTCCGGCGAGCAATGTCAAGGTCGGTATCGGCTACACGGTGCAGGTGCAGAGCCTCTATCTCGATGCCGGGCAGCCGACGATCCAGGCGCGCCGCAAAAAGATCGCCAAGGCGGCGGTGCGGCTTGAGGCGAGTGCCGGGGTACAGATCGGCTGCAACCAGCCTGACGCCAGCACTCAGAGCCCGCCGGCGAGCTTTGTCGAATGGTCAAATCTGACCTCGGTGCCTGATCGCGGGGTGCCCTTTACCAGCCCCGGCGGTGGTCAGGGAGTGAATTTGTGGACCGGCGATAGCCAGCCCTTGCCGCTGACCGGCGGCTATCAGGTGCCGGGACAGGTGTGTGCGCAGCAGCTCAATCCGCTGCCGATGCAGATCTTGGCCTTTATCCCGGAGATCCTGCCCGGCGACATCCCCGAGACCGATGCCAAGGAGCCACCGCCGCAGCGCCAGCAGCCGACCCGGCCGCAGGTGAGGGCGGCATGACGGTCTGCCGCATCATCCCCGCGCTGCCGGTGCATGTCGGCATCATCGCCGGTCAGCTGACCTCCGAGGAGCGCGAGCGCTTTAAGGGCTATGGGCGCGATGCGCGGCGGGTGATTCGCGATTTCTTCCGGCGTTCGTCCTATCGGCGCACCGCCTTGCTTGATGATCGTCCGGCGGCACTGTGGGGCATAACCGGGACGCTGATCGAGCCCAGCGGCATCCTGTGGCTGCGGCTTTCAAGCACGGCGCGCAAGCGGGTGCGGCTGGTGATCAAGGAGGGCCGCGAGGAGCTCTGGCGCATATTGCAGATCCGCCGCGAGATCGTCTGCTACCTTCATGAAGAGGATATCGTCGCCCAGCGCTTTGCCGAGTTTTTCGGGTTTGAACTGGCGGCACCGGCGCAGGTTGAAGGGGTGGAGTTTATTGCTCGCCGAGGGGTTCTAAAGCGATGAGTTTTATCGCTCCGGCAATCCCTATCATCTCAGCGGTAGCGGGTGTTGCTGGGGCTGGGATCGGTGCTGTTGGCACGATGCAGCAAGGTGCTGCGACCGCCGCCAATGCCCGTTATCAGGCACAGATCGCCGCCAACAATGAGATCATCGCCAACCAGAACGCCGCCTATGCCGCAGCGGCGGGCCAGACACGGGCGGCGACCGTCAGCCGTGCGGGTGCGGCTCGCCTCGCGCAGATTCGCGCCGCCGCGGGGGCCTCCGGGATCGATGTCAATACCGGGTCAGCCGCCGATGTGCAGACCTCCGAGCGCGAGACCGTAAAGCTCTCGGCGCTGACCGAGGAAAACAACGCGCTCTTACAGGCCTATGGTTATCGTGCGGCGGCGACCGGATTTGGTGCCGAGTCCGAGCTGCAGTTGCAGGAGGCGCGGCAGGCACCGATCGGGGCCATGCTTGCGGCGGGCGGTGGTCTACTCGGGAGTGCCTCATCGCTTGGGTTCAAGTGGGGCAGCATCGGGCAAAATCCAGCCACCACGAGCACCAGCTAGATGGCGCAGTCCCGCTACTCTGAGGGAGTGCCGAGCGTCGAGCCGCAGGTCGGCGTTCCCAACCGCTATCTCAATGTGCCCTCGACCCCGGCCGAATTTGGCGGACTCATCGGCGCCGGCATGGAAAGGCTGGGGGCGGGAGCCCTCAAGGCTGGGCAATTTTACGGCCAGGTCGCGGCCGACGAGGCGACCAATCAATACATGGAGGAAAGCCGCAAGCTCCTCAAAGGTGATCCAAACGACATCCAGCGTGATGAGCAAGGCAATCCCATTCTCGACGAGAAGGGGCAGACGATGCCAGATCGCGGGTTCTTTGGCTTGGAAGGTGCGGCGGCAATGCGGGCGCAGCCGCGGCTTGAGCAGCAACTCGCCGATCTGCGCACTCGCATCCACGGGTCAATGCTAACCGGGGAGCAGGCGCTACGGTTTGACGAAGATACCCGCCGCATGCAGTACTACCAGAGCTTGCAGATCGGCAGCCATGCCGAGCAGCAGGCCCATGTCTGGGCGCAACGCGTCGAGGCGGCTTCCGGGACCAATGCCAAGCAGGGCATTGCCGAGGCGGCGCTATCTGGCGACCAGGATGCCCTCAGACGTTCCGAGAATGATCTGATCGGCAGCAAGGTCCAGACCGCGCACCGCCTGGGTGCGCAACCGGGCGATGATGTCTGGGAGGCGGCCAAGCGGCAGGGCAAGCAGGAATCGGTCGAGACCCAGATCCTGGCGGCGATCGGTGCCAATGACGGAGCCAAAGCCAAGGCACTCTATGATGCCAACCAGCCGCTGCTCGCGGGTCTGCCGCACTTTGATCAGCTGACCCAGCATGTCACCAATTTCGCCGACAAGAGCATCGGGCAGGCGGCGGGTCGGGCGGCGTTTTTTGGGACTGGCGGTGGCGAGGGGCAAGATGTTGGAGAGGCGACGCCTAATGCTTTTCTTGCCTCGCAGCGGGCTGGATTCAAGGAAGAGCTGGATCGCAATCCGCAGCTAAAAAAGCGCCTTGCCGCAGTCATCGATATTGAGCACCCCGAAGCGGGCACGGCGGTTGCTGAAAGCCTGATGAATCGAATGGCCATGTCCGGCGGTTCGATCGAGAGCGGCATCGGCGGCGGAGCAAACAGCTTTTATGGTCCAGTGCGCCGCGGCGAGGATGTCGGCCGTGTGCGCGAGTTGGAAGCCAACCCAGAGCGTATGCGAGCACGGTTGCAGCAGATCGATCAGGCGCTCGCCGGCAGCAACATTGTCAGAGGCCACACCGATCAAGGCAGTCTTGGCGATCCAAATTATGAGGCAGGCGGCATCGGGGTGAATATAGCGGGTGAGCGATTTAACGATTGGGGTGGCCACACCGGCGGTGTTGAGGCGGCTCGGCAATGGCGATTGCAACAGCAGTCACAAATCGGTGGTGGTTCGCAAGCCCCAGTTCGGCTCGCAGCCGCAGGCGAACCAACAGCTGCTGCTGCGGCACCGCCGTCACAAGGCTATTTCCCGACCCGTGACGAGGTCATCGGACGCATCCCCGAGGGGCTCTCGGATGGAGCCTATGCCCATGCATTTTCCGAGGCCAGCAAACTCTATAACCATGCCCTTCAGGCCACCTCGGCGCAACGCGCGCAGCAGAAGGCGGAAATCCGCAACGGCATCCCGATGCTCGAAGACGGGCACGAGTTCAACTACGATCCGAACCGCATCCGGTCATTGTTCCCGCGCGAGCAAGCCGAGCAGTATCTCGATCTGCTTGACGATGCCAAGACGATTGGCCAGCAGAAGATCGCGGTGCGCGGCATGTCCTTTTCCCAAGCGCTTGATCAGCAGGCCGCCAATCATGCGCAACTCGAAAAGGCCCCGCCTGCCGAATATAACAAGATGAAGAAGATGTCGGACGCTTTTGACAAAGCATCCGATCAGCACTTCAAGGCATTGTTTGCCGATCCGGCGGGTTATCTGACAACCTATAATCCGCAGCTTGAGCAGCTGCGCCAGGCGGCGGGACAGGAAACTCCCGAGCAGATGCAGGCCGATCGGACACAAGGAGTGCCGACGGCCTTTGAGAAGTATGTCTCGGCGCTGACCGAAGAGGAAACTCGGCTTGGTGTTCCCGAGGAATACCAGCATGTGCTCGGGGTTACCGGAGCACCAAAGATGGCAGCCGATATCATGGCCAATCCCTCGCAGGCGCCGACCAAGATCCGCCAGATGGAACAGCAATATGGTTCGGCGTGGCCCGCCGTGTGGAATGATCTTGTCAGTGTCGGCAAGATGCCGACCGGCTATCAGGCTTTGGGGGTGCTAGAAGAGGCCGATGCCGAGCAACTCGCCCGCGGGCTCGGGGCGGGCAAGGAGGGCAAGGCCTGGGATACGCTGATCGGGGCAACCATCAAAAACGATATCTCCAAGGGGGTCAGAAGCGACGAGAGCGTGCAGAAGTTGTTGACCTCGATCCGCATGGAAGGGGCGACCCCAACCCAGATTGCCGACTTTCTCGGGACCATCGACACGCTGGCATTTAGCAAGCAGCTGGAGGGGGATACGGCACCCGCTGCCAATGCCGCCAAGGCGTTTACCAGTCTTTACAGCTTTATGCCAAACGGCGGCGCGCGGGTTCCGGTCAAGCAATACGATGCCGTCAGCGCAAATGCCCGGGCCGCACTCAATGATCTGAAAGCTGACAATCTGACGATCCCGCCGGGGTTTTCTAGCGGGCGTCCAGGGATGCCGACCCCGGAAGACTATGTGGGGTTGATCCAGGCGGCCCCGACTTGGGTCAACACGCAGGGTGATTCGATCATGCTGATGAGCGGCACGCCCCTGTCGCGGATTGTACGCGACAAGGCGGGACAGCCGATCACTGTTAAATTTAACGCAGCCCCGCCAGCGCCGAGCGAGCCTATCGTGCCGCCATTGCAAGCCCCGCCAATGTGATGCCGGATTTCATCTTTAATCGGCCGCAGCCGGAATCGCCTGAATGGGCGATGGAGCAGCAGGATCTGATGACCCCGCCGAGTTTGGGGCAGGCCTTCACCTCGGGGGTTGCGGAGACCACCGGCGCGATCGGCCGCTTTCTTGAAGAGAGCCTCTACGAGCCCGAGGGGTTGGCGGCGCGGATCGGCCGCGGCATGACGGCAACCGCCGAGATCGAGGGTGGTGTCCCGCCCGAGCAACGGGTCTTTGGTCAGGATTTTGGTGCTGCACCCTTGCCTGATCCCGAGCAGGTTCCGGCCGACCAGATCAACGCGCAGGCTGGTGCGCACATCACCGATAAGCCGATGGGGCGCCACCTCGCCGATCTCTTGATCTCGGCCAAGCAAAAGGAGACCGAGCGCGAGAACATCTGGGCGCGCTATTCAAATGCCCATTCCTGGCCGGTCAATCTCGCGGTCGGCACCGCCTCGTTTCTGGCCGATCCGCTTAATGCGGCGACCCTTTTTGTTCCGCCGCTTGGTGAGGAGGCCTTGCTGGCGCGGCTGGGCGGCGGTGTGGTCGCCAGAACGGTAGCTGGTGCTGCTGGGTTGGCAGCGGGAGCTACCGTAGCCCAGGCCCCGCTGACCGCGCTCAAATACGGGATCGGTCGGGAAGAACGCAGCGATTATGATCTGCGTGCGGCCTTTGGCGACCTCGCCGCTAATGCCGTAGCTGGGGCAGTCTTTGGGGCCGGCTTTGGTGCATTGCGGGGAATGCTGCATGGACATGGGATCACACCAGAAGTCGTCGGCCGAGCGGAAGGCGTTGCTCCTGAAATACCGCCGGGCCTCGCGCCGGGTGTGGCGAGTGCGCAAAAGATTGCAAGCGATGCGGCAGCGATACTTGATGCGCCGGCAGACGCCCAGCACGCCGCCCTGAGTTCGGCGGTCTCACAGCTTGCGGAAGGTTGGCCGGTCGAGGTCGAGCCATTCTTTCGCTGGCCTGAGCCGCCGCCGGAAGGATGGCCGGCTGAGGCTGGCCCGACAGGTCGAACTGGCAGCCCCGCCGAGTGGGTGGCCCAGCTAGAGCAGCTGGCCAGAGAGGGCTACGGCAATGGCGTGCCGCAACAGGAATTCGATGCGGTGCGTCAGGCGCTGGCCGAGCGGGCGACCGAGCCGCCGGTCAAGCCAGCCGAGGAGAAGCTGCCCGAGGGCTGGGGCAAACCTGAGCCGCCACCGGAAGCTGCTCCGGGAAGAGTGCAGGAAGCCCCTCAAGACATAATTACCGGCGCTGATTTTAGAGATCGCATCACCGCATTAGGCGGCGACATGGGCAGGGCCTCGGACGAATTGGCCGCGCGGGTTCAAACGGCCTTGGCCGAAGGTCGTCCGGTCATTCTTTATGCCGATGGGAAACCGATACCGATTACCTCGGTAAACCGCGGCATGATGAGCAGCGCCGATGGTCTGCGCTGGGGAACGATGAGTCTGGCCACCGAGCGCGGAATGGCCAATCGCGTCGAAATCGGGCGACCGCCCGAAATAGCCGAACCACCTGAGCCAGCCGCGCGTCCTGCGGAAGCCGAAGCTCCGGCTGAGGCCGAGGCTGCACCGGCCGCCGATCCGGAAATTGCTGCGGCTGAGGCTCTCTATGCCCGATCACAGGAGGGTGCGATGCCATTGCTTCCCGAGGAGCGGGCCAATCTTGACGAGACCGAGGCAGCGCTGACCAAGGCCCAACAAACCGACCAAGCGCTGCAAGAGGCGGCAGCCTGTCTAAAGGAGGCGGGAGCGTAAATGGCGCGTAGCATTGAGGCCTGCATCGCCCGGGTCGCCGCGCGTGGCCGCATCGGGCAGAAGGAAGCGCAGCAACTGATCGAGGATCTGGCCGAGCGCGCCGAGAACATGCGGCGTACCGGAGCTGATGATCCGGTCGTGACGGCGGCCTGGGATATGGCCCGCAAGATGAAGGAAGGGGCCAAGGCCGATCGTATCGATGCGCTGCGCAATGCGACGATCCGCAACAACATCCTCACCCGGATCGATCGCGAAGGCGGGATCGCCAAGGCTGATCAGACCATTCGCTCGGTATTGCATTCGGTGCCGGGAGCAAATGTCGCCGATAGCATCGAGGGGCGCTGGCATGGTCTCTCCCGGTCATGGCGGGCTTCGCTCGGGTTTGAGCTCAGCAAGAACGGTGTGCTTGAGGCGGCGATCTCCGGTCACCTTGATAACGAGGTTGCCGAGGCGCTATGGCGTGCGCATGGCGGTGCCCCCGACAGCACGGTGACAGTCTCGACCCCGGCACAGAAGATCGCCGATGCCATCGCCCCGCGGCTTGATCTTGCCCGCGATCGCCAGAATGCCGAGGGGGCGAGGATCGGCGATGCCGTTGATTATGTGACGCGCTCGACCTGGGATTCGCGGCAGTTGCGCCGGGCGGCTGGCCCCGGTGCTGCGCGCGAGGATGCGTTTCAGGCATGGTGGCGGCGCGAGCGACCGCGCATGGCCGACAAGACCTTTGACGATGTGACCCCGATGGAGGGTGAGACAATAGCCGATGCCGAGGAACGCATGGGCCGCTCGATCTATGATGCGACCGAGAGCGGCATCCATATGCGCAATGTTTTCAGCGGCGCTGCTGCCGACGATATCGGCCCGGCTTTCAACCGCGCCTTTGAAGGGAGCAGTAACCTCGCCCGCCGCGCCTCGCAGCAGCGGGTGGTATTCTGGAAAGATGCCGCCTCCTGGCTCGCCCACCAGCGCGAGTTTGGCGGTGGCGACAGCATCTATGCGCAGGTTGACCGGACCTTGGATCAAGGAGCACGGCGCACCGCATTGATGCATGGACTCGGGACCAATCCGGCCGGCAATCTCGAAATGATCCTTCGCAAGGTGCAGGAGCGCTACCGCACCGAGGATGGTTTGGAGGCTTTTAATAAGCGCATCCAAGGCATCCGGAATGTCATGGGACGGCTTGACGGCACACTCAACATCCCGGTCAATGTCGACCACGCGCAACGTGCCGAGAATCTGCTGATGTGGGAGGCGATGGCCCATCTCGGCGGGGTCTCGATCACCCATATCGCTGCCGCTCCGGCCACCGTGACAGCCGAGCTCGCCCAGCATGGCGTCTCGCATCTGGAAGGCTTGGGCCGTGTGCTCAAGGCCCTATTGACCGGCAGAGGCTCACTGGAGAAACAAGAAATCCTGAATGATGCCGGGGCCTACGCTCACGGTTACGCGCTACAGATCGCCTCAAAATGGCAGCCAGGCGATGGACTTCCAGGGTTTATGAGCTGGGCCGCCGCGCATTTTATGCGGTTGACTCCGCTTGAGCATTTTCTTAGCCGCTTTCAAACCGATGGTGTCAAGTCAGTGCTGATGACGCGACTTGGCAGAATGGCCGAGCAATCCTTTGACCGGCTTGATCCGCTCCAGGCGCGCATTCTCAACCGCTATGGCATCGGCACCGATGAATGGGATTTGCTGCGCCGCACAAGCGAGCCGCTGCATGTCGAGGGCCAGCGTTACATCACGCCGCGCGATGCGCTGCATACCGATCCCGAGGCGGTTAAGGCGCTCCTTGAGGCGCGGGGATTGCCGTCCTCGCCCAAAGAGGTCGAGCGCTTTCAGTGGGATCTCGGTGACCGCTATCTGATGTATCTCAACGATGCCGCCGAACATTCCACGGTGACACCGGGGGTGCGCGAGCGGGCATTGGCTTATGGGGAATCGCGACCGGGCAGCTGGGGCTATACGCTGCGGCGTTTTACCGCCCAGTTCAAGATGTGGCCGATCGCGGCGTGGAACCAGATTATCACCCGCGAGATCGGTTACAACCTCGCGAGCAAGGCGCGCATCGCGAAAAATCTCGGCTGGCTGCTCGCGTTCTCAACCGCTGGCGGGGCTTTGCGGATGTCAATCAATGATGCCCTGGTCGGTAATCCGCAGCGCAATTACATGAACCCGGTGACCCTGCTCGCGGCCCTGGCGCAAGGCGGCGGCCTCGGGATCTTTGGCGACTTTCTATTTGGCGAGACCAGCCGCATGGGTGCGGGTCTTGTCTCCACTGCTGCCGGTCCGGTCTTCAGTCTTGCCGATCGGGTTGTGCAAGTTGCGCAACGCTTTAAGGCCGACCTAAAAGATCAGCCCGACAAAGCTGTGCAGCATCTCTGGCCGGATCTCGTGCATGTCGTCGTCAGCCAGATCCCGTTTGCCAATCTGTTCTATCTCAAAGGCGCGCTTGATTACCTACTATGGTATCACCTCTATGAAGCGGCGAGCCCCGGCTGGTGGGAGCGCACCAATCGGCGGCTGATCAAGGAACGCGGGCGGCCGATGCAGGGCTATCGGCCGGGTGGTCCGATCCCCTGGAACCCGCTGCCGGGGATTGCCGCATAATGGCCCGTCACCGTGCGAAAACTATGTCGGTCAAGCCTCGCGGTGAGGCCGTTGCTGCAGCATCAGCCTCACCGCCGCCCGCCGCCGCGCCACGCTCGGCGACCAAACCAGCGCGCATGCCGGCGCGCACCCAACCGCGCAACTACACGCTCGCCCCCACCGCCCAACATCAACTGCGAGGCCACCAGGAATGAATATCGTCCGCTCGCTCGCCGGTCTTTACGGGCCGAGCATCCCTAAGGTGGCCAATGACTATGCCGTGTCGGTCTCGACCACTGGCGGGCTGATCCTAGCGGCGGATGTCGTCAGCATCGCTGCGGGCTCAATCGTCCGGACATCGGTGAGTTTTCACAATCCCTGCGACTATGAAATCTACATCGCCAAGGCGCGTGACAAGTATGGCAATCCCATTCCGATCATCGCCAAGGGGGCCGGGACATACAAGCTGCCGAGTGGCGAGACTTGGATCTTTGATGCGCCGGGGCCGCTTGCTTGGAATGGCATCGCTGTTGGCGCTGTCGGCGCGCTGACGATTCTTGAATATCTAAGCTGAAATATCTTCATTAAACATAGGGTTGTCGCGTTTTTGCGCGCCCGAATGGTAGGGCGCGGGCGATGAAATACCTTCTCCTTGTCGCGGCTTTCGCTGCCGGTCTTGGCTTGACATCGGCATTTGCCCAGTCCGATGAGCACACGCTCAAGCTGACGCAGGCCGAGCTGACGACGATCCAAATGGCATTGCAAAAAGCGCCGATGCCGATGGAACAAACCCTGCCGCTGCTCCAGAACATTTACAAACAGACCAACCCGCCAGCAGATCCGCCGGTTGCTCAGGCAAATCCGGCACCCCCGCCGCCAAAATGAGATGTCCCTTCGGCGTCTGCTGAGCGCCGTCGTCGGGAGTCTTCTTCTCGCCACCGCCGCGGCGGCTCAAAACCCGCCCGCTTCTAACAACATCGCCACCGTTGTCGCGAGCTGCGGCAGCATTCCGACCTCGGCGAGTCCTGGTCAGAGCCACCCGCTCTACATGGACACGAACGGCAATCTCTGCGTCAGCGGGCTCGCCGGGCCGACCACTGGCGGCGGCACACCGGGCGGTCTCAATAATGCCGTGCAATTCAATAGTGCCGGGGCCTTTGGTGGCGTCGGTCCTGCAAACAATTCGGTCCTGGTCACCAACAGCAGTGGGGCGCCGGCGGAATCGACAACCCTGCCCTCGGCAATAACGATCCCCTCACCCGTCATCACCGGGGCCTCGATCAGCGGCGGGACGATTACGAGCTTGCCCAATCCAATCAATCCGCAGGATGCCGCCACCAAGAATTATGTCGACAGCAATCTGCGCTTTCCCGCCGGTAGCAATAATTCGGTTCAGTACAACAGCGGTGGCGTGCTGGCCGGCGCCACGCCGGTAAACAATGCGGTGTTGGTCACCGGCCCCGCTGGGGTTCCGGTCATGGCAACGGCCTTGCCACCGGCGATTGCCATTCCCTCGGCGACCATCACCGGGTCCGCGATCAGCGGTGGCACGATCACCAGTCTTCCGACCCCAACCAACCCCGGCGATGCCGCCAACAAGAGCTATGTCGATGCTCATGCCGCCATTCCCGGCGGCGGGGCCAACGCGGTGCAGATCAACGCCGGCGGCACTCTTGGCGGGGTCGGGCCGGTGGTCAGCGCTGTGCTTGTGACCAGCAATACCGGCGTACCTTCCGAGGCGACAACCCTGCCCGCGGGCTTGACCATTCCTTCGGCGATCATCACGAGCCCGACGATCACCGGCGGCACGCATACCGGGCTGCCGACCCCGAGCGCATCAAGCGATGCCGCGACCAAGGGCTATGTCGACTCGGCCCCGCATACGGTCGCGGGAACGACCAACGCAATTCAGTATAACAGCGGCACCGGGTTTGCCGGAGTGACGCCAGCCGCCAATGCTGTCCTGACTTCAAATGGAGCTTCGCTACCGGGGCTCGCGACGACCTTACCGTCAGCCCTGACGATCCCTTCACCGACGATCACCGGGGCGGCGATCAGCGGCGGGACGATCGTCAGTCTGTCAAACCCAACCAATCCCCAGGATGCCGCGACCAAGGCTTATGTCGACAGTTCGCTGACCGGGATCAGCCCGGGCGGGGCCACCAACGCAATTCAGTATAAAGCTGGCACCTCGACCTTTGGCGGGCTGACGGTAGTCAACAACGCGGTCGTCGTGACCAGCGGCGCCGGCATTCCCTCGGAAGCCACGACACTGCCGACCGGGCTGACGCTGCCCACAGCAACGATCACGGGTGCTGCGATCTCGGGGGGTACCATCATCTCGCTCCCCAACCCGACAAATGCCCAGGATGCGGCGACCAAGGCCTATGTCGATGCCGCGATCTCCGGCGGTCTCTCACATGCGCCAGTCGCCGCCGTCGCGACCGGCGTGCTGCCAAACACCCCGGCCTATAACAATAATACGACCGGCGTTGGGGCCACGCTGACCGCAACCTCGGGGTCGACCCTGACGATCGACGGCTACGCGGTGCAGAACGGTGATCGCGTGCTGGTCACGGGACAGGCCGCCGGATTGCAAAACGGCATCTTTACCTTTGCCAATACGAGCCCGTGGGTGTTGACGCGCGCCACCGATTTTGATCAGGCGGTTGCGGGCGAGGTCGCCCTCGGCGCCTATGTCCTGGTCCTCAACGGCACCGCCAACATCAATTCACAATGGGGCTTGGGGTCACCGACCCCCTCCTCGATCACAATCGGCACCACCGCGCTAACCTTTAACAAGTTGGCGTCGGGAGCGATAACCTACAGCGCCGACGAGACCAGTCTGCATCTGGCTGGGACTGTGTTCTCGGCCAAGCTGATCCCGGCCGCAGCGGGCGGCACCGGGGTCGTCAACAGCAACACGATCACCTTGGGCGGCAATATCGTGACGGCGGGTGCCCTGACGACCTCGGGGGCCTTTCCAATCACGCTGACGACGACCGGGGCGACGACATTGACCCTGCCGGTCAATGGTACCCTGCTGACCACGGGAAGGGTGGTCAACACCACGGCACCGCTGACCGGCGGCGGCGGCCTCGCTGCGGATCTGACGCTCGGGATCACGATCCCCAACAGCCAGCTCCTCGGCGGCAACGGGGCGAACTTCACCTCGGTGTCGCTGGGCGGCTCGCTTACCATCGTCGGTGGCACACTCAACACAACGCTGACGATCCCGAACGCCAACCTCGTCGGCGGCAATGGCTCGGCGCTGACCTCAATTACGGTCGGTAATGGTCTGAGCTTTGCCGGCGGCTCGCTCAGCAACCCGATCCCCAATGCCAGCCTGATCGGCGGCAATGGCACTTCCTATGTCGCGGTTACGGTCGGCAGCGGTCTCAACTACAACGGCGCAACAAACACGCTGACGGCCACCGGCAGCTCGATCCCGACCGCCAACCTTCTGGGCGGGAGTGCCGGAGCTTTTACATCGGTGACCGTGGTTGCTCCCGGCTTGACACTCTCGGGAGGCAATCTGAGCAATCCCATCCCCACCGCTCAACTTCTCGGCGGCGCGGCGGGGGGCTATGTCTCGATCAGCGTCGGCAGCGGACTCAATCTGACGGGGAGTTCGCTGACCGCCGTCGCCAGCCCTGACAGCGTGGCCGGTGGGATAACGGCGACCGGGAGCACGGGAGCGGATTGTGCGGCGCTGAGTTCACAGCTGAATGTCGTTACCACCGTCTCTGCCGGGGCCGGTGTCTGTCTTCAATCCGGCTCTCCTGGTATTCACTCGATCGTGCGCAACAGTGGCGCCAATCCGCTGCTGGTTTATCCCAAGGCTGCGGATAGCGCGGCGATCAATAGCCTGGCTACTGGGGTAGCCATCGTGATCCAGCCCGATAATACCGGTTATTTCGAGGCTCAGAGTCTGACACAATGGTTCACCATTCCCTAAGGGGCCTTGCGGCACTTCTGGTGCTGCTGCTGCTGCCGTCTGGCGCAGCGGTCGCGGCAAAAAATGTCGCGACGCGGCCCGGTATCATGCGGCTGATCACATCCGGCACCACTGACACCGCAACTCTCAGCGATATCGGCGGGACGATCTCGTGGAAAAGCCCCACCACAGGCGCCAAGACCCAGACGCTTCCCGCCTGCACATCGCCGTTTAACGGATTATTTATCGGCATCACCGATGAGCAGGGGAACGCCGCGACTTATCCGATCTCCGTAACGGCGGGCGGCGGCAGCACGGTGGCCGGCGCTGCAGCGCCGGCCTTGATCACCTCCAATCTGGGCAGCGTCCTTCTGGGCTGCGATCAGACGGGGACCGGCAATTGGGCGATTATTAGCGGAATCTCGACGGTTGGTCAAATTAACTGGCCCAACCAGAATTTTACGTCACCGCCCTCGGCGCTAACGGATGGTGCGTCAATTCCTGTAAATGCGTCCGGCCCTGGCAACTATACGCTGACATTGCTTGGTGGCACAACTGCCTCGCCACATACGTTGGCATGCCCGACCGGACTTGGGTCTGGTGTCCAATACCTCAGTATTGATATCACGCAGGGAGCTGGCGGCCCCTATCCGCTAGCTGCTGCCGGTGGTGGTTGCTACTTGGTGCCCAGTGGTAGCGCCATTGGCTTAACACAAACAGTTGGGGCTACGGATACAGCCACCTTCAAGTGTATCGGCTCGACGTGCCGCCTCGGCGGCTTAGCGCTGAACCTGCTGGCCCCGGCCGCACCGAAAACCTTTATACGTGGCGTGCTAGGCCCCTATACCACTAGCGGTACCACCACCACCGCTACGTTCGCGTCGGCGGTTCCGGTTGGCTCAACGATCTTTTGTGGCCTTGTAAACTCGGGAACGGTTGCTCCCTCTGGTGTGGCGTCTGGCGCGGTGACGTTTACAAACGTTGATAGTAATACAAGCTTGAGTTCGTGGGGTCTCCGAACGTATCAGGCAGTTGTTACATCAGCCTCCGTGACAACCGTGACCGCGACCTGGGCTGCTTCGAATACCAATATGCAAATGTTGTGTGACGCTTATGCCGGTGGCACATCGGCTGACGGCCATGCGATTGCAGGTCAGGTCACGCCGGGGACTAGTACTGATGCTGTGTCCGCCGGTTCAATAACACCGACGAGCAGTGGTGACCTTGCGTGGGGCGTCTCTTTTAACAGTGTGGGCACGTCGGCTCAAACCCAGGGCACGGGGTTCACACTTCGGGAACAGGAGGCCACCACGACGGCGTGGGGTGGCACCAGCGAGGATAAGACGGTAGTGGGAGTAGCTGCAACACCCGTCACATTTACAAACTCCAATGTATCAGCGAACGTATATAGCGGTACGATCTTCCTGCATTGAGGAGGTAGTGTAGAGATGCACTGGTTATTGTGGTTCTTGCTGCTGCCAGGGTTGGCGGTTGCTCAAGTGGTAGCGCCAACGGCAAGTCCTAATTTGCTCGATCAATGCGCATCCGATGTGGAGGGCGGGAAAGTGCAATTACACTGTCAGGGGGGCAATTGTTCTACCGCTGGCGCAACGGCTGACAGCATTCAATTCGTGCTGACTGGTCCTAGTAAGTCGGCGATGACATGGTGCTATAGGACGCAGGACGGGCAGTTTGGGAATGGGGTCTTGCACCGTACCGATCCAATGAACCCGCGTTCGTTCTCCACGCCGCTTGCAAGCACGCAGGTTGCTGATCCGCGGACAGGGGCGACGATCACGCAGTGGCCTTGGGCTGCGTTTGTCTGCGGGTTTACAGGTGGCGCAGACGACACACCCCCTCCAACGTGCTGAGGAGATCGCGCATGTTATACGTCCTCATGTTTCTTCTGTTGTTTGTTGGGGCGGCGAACGCACAGCAGACGTTTACCGGGAAGAATGTGGTTATCGGGCAATTCAGCTCGCCTTCCTGTCCCTATACAGGGTCCGGGACGATAACGGTTGATGCAGCGGTGTGTCCGGCTAATCCGGCGAACTGCGGCACGACTGGGCAACCGGCTTGCTATGGGGTGACACGTAACCTGCTTGTGTTGAATGGTGATGCTACTCTGGCAGTGAAGAATGCCGACCCGGCCGGCGGCCAGACATTGGTGTTCCGTATTGTTCATCAGGGGCACATGCTTACCGTTCCACCTATTTGGTTTTCGGGCGGGCAGGCACCTACCTTTTCGACTGGTATCGATGCTCTATGGTGCATGACGGAGGATGATGCTGCACTGACGTGTAGTTCGCCGATAACGGACTTGACTGGGGTGCTGCGGTTGACGCTTAACACGACTACAACGCCACCAGGATCGAATATCGTATCAGCGGTCGCGAACGGTCCCGGAAATCCGACAGACTGGCTGGGTATATACGCTGCCGGCAGCACAAACCAAAAGAGCTTCCTCAACTGGGCTTATTTGAACGGCAGCCAGACAGCGCCGGCTAGTGGCTTGAAATCAGCGGCTGTAACTATGAAGGTTCCAGTTACTGTGGGATCGTATGAGATGCGGTTCTTTGCAAATGATCAATTCACTGTGTTGATTTCAACGCCATTCGCAGTCAAATGATTGTACGAGTTCTTGTCGGTACACTGTTCCTGGCTACTTCTGCAGTGGCGCAGCCTTGGGGCGGTAGCGGCGGCATGATGCAATCGTTTATCCAGCCACCGCCGCCCAATAACACGTCATGTGGATTGACTCCTGGCCCGGCTGGATTACAGGGGTTTTCAACCTGCGCTCTTAATTCCGATTTTACCCAGCCGTTGCCAACGGGTTATATCAACTGCACCATCCCCCCAAATCCAACCCCGTCAGCGACGTGGTACGTTGGAGTAGACTGGGGCAGTACTCCAGCAACCCAGATGGCGTGTGGTGTCGTGTCTCAGAAGACCGATCCCTCGTTTGGTAATCTGGCGCTGGACATGCAATACCAGTCGCAGTATGCGGGGACCAACAAGCCTGAGCTAAACACGGTAAACATTCAAACGGTGAGCCCGAGTTATCCGACCACCGGGGGCACTTTTTTTCCGCATGGATACTTTGAGGCTGTCTATCGCTTCGTACATCCACCCACCTTTAATAATTGGCAAACGGCTTGGTGGACCCCGGGCGGTGAGCATGGCGATTCTCATATCGAGTTCGACTTTACCGAAACGTGGTCTGATCGCCCGAATATGAACGGGAACATGATCGACGGCACCCATACTAGCCTTAACATTATCCAAATGTACGCGATCAACTACGGCACGGGGCCTGGGCAGATCGATCTCAGCCAATACCACAAATTCGCCGTGCTGGTTACCGGGAATGGAGCGACTGAGGCTGGGTGCGCCTATGTAGACGACAAATTCCAGGGATGCGCCTCCACTCCTGTGCTGGAGGCGTTTAATCCTCATTACGTGCAGATGTGGAATTCCGTCCACTGTAGCGAGAACGTAAACGACACATCTTCATGCCTAACGGCAAACTCATTTGGAAACACTGATGTTTGGGTCAAAAGCATCAGGATCTGGAGTTGTGTAAATTGGCAAACGGACCTTTGTCAGACGCCGCCCAAGACTTCTGGACCATAATCGGGTGATAATGCAGATAGGCATCGCGGTGTTTACCGTAGCGATCATCTGCGAGCAAGCGCATGTTCTTTCGCCGATCGTGTTGGCGTGGTCACATTCCGGCTTGCGTGCGATTGCGCTGCGCAGGCCGATTGAAACGATGTTGCTGCCGAGCGCAGCTATCGGTCTGGCGTTGGCGCTGCCCTTTATGGTGGTGTGGTGGGTTTATTGGGTGTGGAACATTTATCATTTTGGCGCGCAGCATTACGGCGTCTCGCGAATTCTAGGCTGGCGCAGCCAGCGTTGGGCATGGGTCAGTGGAACTGCGATCGTGATGGTCGGTGTGCCGCTGATTGTCCACGCTTGGTGGTGGCGCTGGGTCGCTTTGGTGATCATCGACTTCAACCATTGGCTGGTCGATATCGGATTATCGAGTCGAGTAGCGCGTAATGGTTGGTTCTTTGTCGCGGTGGTTGCCGCCGCCGGCTGCATGGGTTTTCTGTGGTTGACCCCGCGCGTTGATCATATCGCAACCAGAGCGTGGCCGTGGGTTATCCAGGCGCGTTGGGGTGTTGGCATCGCGCATTTCCTTTATTCGAGATGGGTGTGGACACTCAGGGACCCTGCGGTAGGCGCAATCATTCGCCCTTGTTTGAAGATCCGATAAGCCAGGAACAGTGTGATGATCAAGTATCTCTTTGTTTTGTTGCTCTACCCGTTTGTGGCTGTAGCACAGCCGTGGGGTGGTGTTGCTGGGCATATGTCATCAGCGCCAATAACAATTCAACCTCCTCCGGGTGGCATCCCAGCTCCGGCCCAAGCAGCGGGATTTACGGCGCAGATAATCAACGCCGACTTTTCTCAGCCGGCGTACTCCAACATCGCGACATGGGTTGATGGATGCGGCGGCCCGACAACTGGCGATCGCTGGGTCTATAGGTGGTGGTACACGGGGACCGCCGGACCGTGCGATCATATCCTCATGGAGACTGATCCGACGATAGGTAGACAGGTTATGCACCTTCGATTTTTGGTGAGCGACGGATCGTCACCAGCGTCAAACCTGTCTTTGTCGTTCCCCCACCCTTTTAATGTCGACAATGCCAATCACTTTCCAATGGGACTTTATGTAGAGACCACATACCGCATTGCAGCGTCTTCGCTGGGCTCACAACCGGGTGTATTCGCAGTTTGGAGCCCCTATATGATTGGCGGTCCGGGGTATACATATCTCTGGGAGGCAGACCAGATAGAAGTACAGCCAAATTCGGCCAGCGGCGGCACTTGGATTTACGGGGATGGGGGTATTGAATGGGATTATACCCAACCGTCAGGGCAACAAGCAATAGGTGGTATTGGCGCCCCCCTGAGTAATTTGCGGACGGACGAAACGGTATACCATACTTATGGCATGCTATGGACTACTGACACGACAAGCCAGATTTGGAAGTGCCAGTATTTTGATGGGGGGGTCACGACCGGGACGGCCACTGCTTGTGGTGGCAATACCCCCGCTCATCCTGTCATCTTAACTCATCACGATCAAAACCTCGTGCTTAACTGGGGTGGGGCTCCGGGTGGTGGGTCTCTGACTAGTAATGTAGATATTTATATTCAGTCAGTAACAGCATGGGTGTGCCCAAACGGGTTTGGAACATCAACTCAATGCACAGGACCTATCATAACTCATTAGTCGCGGCGATGGTTTGCCGTCGAATGTAGGAGAAGGTCCGGCGCGGGCTCTGCCCAGGATTGGGCGTCGATCCCCCGCCCGCGCCGGAGAGCCCATCGGCCTTCACGGCAGACGACGAACTCAAAGTTTGTCGTAAACCAGCCACCGTCAAAAAAGCGTCCTGGTTTTGACGCGAGACGGGACAAGGGGGATCAGAATGTTGTGGACATCGGCGCTCGCTGTGCTCCGGAACGAGATCCAGCATCTCAAGGATGCTGACCGGGAAAACGAGCAGGAATTGCGCGAGCATGTGCTGGATTGCGTCAGGCGCGGCGAGCGTATCGAGACTTCGGTCGAGGCGCTGCGAACCCTGATCGGGGTCAACACCTCATCTGCTATAGCGGCGGTCCAAGCGGTTAAGGACCAGACGCAAAGGACAGTGCTGCGCGCAGCCGGCGCGACAATCGTTGCCTTGGCCACGGTCGATAGCGCGATCTTCGCCGCCTACCTGCAGTTTCATCATGGCTGATACCAGCTTTCTCCTGGCCCTTGAGTTCACGCTGGCGGCCGAGGGGGGATTTAGCGATGACCCCCACGATCCTGGCGGGGCGACGATGCAGGGGATCACGCTCGCTGAGTTCCGCAAATACACCGGCAACCAGGCAGCGACGGTCGCCGAGCTAAGGGCGATCACACCGATGCTCCGCGATGCGATCTATCGCGATGATTACTGGGGACCGAGCTATGCCACGAGGCTGCCGCCTGGGGTCGACCTCAGTGTCTTTGACATGGGCGTGAATGCGGGACCGCTGACCAGCGTCAAGATCTTACAGAGCGAGCTCGCAGTCCCGGCTGATGGATTGGTAGGGCCGATCACCTTGATGGCGGTCAGCCGCAACATGCCGGATCTGATCGGTTGGCTCGAAACCGGACAGGAGCGCTATTACCGCAGCCTCTCCGGGTTTCGGTATTTTGGCCGCGGGTGGATCAGCCGTGCGCGAGCCCGCATGCAGGCCGCTCAGGCACTGTCAATGATGATGACCCTTGCCCGTCCCGGCCAGGCGGTGGAGGGCAACTCATGAAGATCGAGAGCGGGCACAGCGCCGAGGATAGAGGCCGCTGGAAGGCGATTCGGCTTGATCTGATGACCGATATCTCTGGCGAGATCCTTACCGCAGACGAACAAACGGGTGCGCTTACCGTAAACGTCGATGGTGAGGTCAAGGCGATGAACTTTGGCCCGGGCTGGTTCCGGCTCGTCAGGAGGCAAAGATGAACGCGGTTTTAGCATTTCTCGCCGCTCGCCTGGCCGAGCCTTCAAGCTGGCTGGGGATCGCGGCGTTCTTATCGTCGTGCGGAGCCGGACTATTGACCGCCGGTCACCCCGAGAGTGCCGGGATCGTCACCGCGATCGGGCTCGGGTTTGGTGGGGTCGGGGCGTTTCTGACCAAAGAGAACGGGAAGGCTCAGCCCTAGCCCGCAAGCCGCCAGTACTCGTGTGGCGTATCCGGCCACTCGGGGATGATCAGGCCTCGATCGAGCGCCTCATGGACGGCCTCGCGGGTAACCTGACCTCCCCTAAAGGTGATGTAGTATTTGCCATCCCGGCCAGCATAGACATTCCGTGGCTGGGTTCCGGTCTGCAGGACGGCAATGATCCCCTCGGGCGTGGTGATTATGCGCTCCGGCCACGGTCGCCCGCATACCGGGCAGGGATCAGTGATTCTCTTCGCCATTGGCGTTCTGCCAATAGGCGACCGCCGCTTCGACTTGGGATTTGCGACAGCCTAATTGCTCGGCCATCCGGGCTGGGTCATAGTCGGCCCAACCCCACTGGTCCATCTGCTCCTTGACCATCGCGCGGATATCGCGGCGCGGCTGGCGCTGCCTGGGCGGCTCGGCTTCGGCTTCGAGCACCCGCTGGATCGAGGCGATCGTTTGCGCGAGGTGATCAGCCTCCCAGCGAGCCTTTGTCGCCTGTTCGTCTAAATGAGCGGCCGCGCGCTCGGCCTCAACCATCCTGCTCTCAAGCTGGCGCAGCAACTCCTCAAAGGAGCGCGGGTTCTCACTCATATCGCCTCGCTAGATCGATGCTCTGGCGAGCGCGGAAGATGGCGCGCTCGCCTTGCCTCACGTCGCCAGACACGGCCCACAACCGCAACGCCACATTAAGCGAGTCAATGCCGAGCGCGGCATAGAAGCTCAACTCGCCGATGCTGTGCTGCTTGGCATGACAGGTCAGGCACAGAGGAACGGTGAAGCGGTCCCCCGGTCTCATTCCGACACCACCATCGGTTCCGACGCGGACGTGTGCGGCTTGGATCGAGTGGCGCGCCCCGCAGGCAAGACATGGCAGCTGCCGGATAAAGGCGCGATGGGCCGGGCGCAGTCGGGTGTTGGGCTTCGGCTTGCCGCGGAGGACAATGCGGGGGATGCGGGCTCTCATAGTGGTGCCTCCAGGCTCTGCTGCAGCATCTCGCGCAGCACGGCTTTGGGCTTGATCCGGACCCCATCGATCAGCCCCATGACCCGCTCGATCTCTCGATTGCACGAGGCGATCTCCTTGGCCAGCTTCTCAATATAGGGCTCGTCGCGCTCGACCCGGATCACCGTTGAGGGAAGCTCCTCGCTCCATGCTAAGACATCGACCCATTGGCGCTCAGCGACATAGAGTTGGCCCTGGACCTGCGGCCAGTACTTGCGCAGCGGGTGCTTGAGCAGACCATTGGTCGCATCGGCGAGCAAATACTCGACCTGGGCGGCGGCCTCGGGGCATTTTATCTCCAAGAGGCCGTCGTCGCCGACAAGCCGATCCGGTGAGGCGCCGACCTTCCCATCATCGGACATGATGAAGCCGATCTTTCGGGTGTCGACATCTTGGGTCAATTCGTACCAATCGGCAGCATCGGCTTCGACGATCTGACCGCGCTCCATCGCCGGCGAGGTATAGGTACCGACCGAGCGCTGCAGCAATCGCTCGGCGATCAAGTGGTAGGCGTAGCGTTTCCACTGCTCGCTCGGCTTGCCGCCCGGTGTCAGGATCATGTGGAAGCAGGACGAGGTGACGATGCCGAGGCGCAGCTTGTCCCACTCGGCGCTGCGCTGCTCGACCTCATGAATAATCGGCATCAGCTTTCTCTGCGCGTTCGATGATCCAGGCGCGCACGGCGTGGCCCGCATCGACAGGGTCGGCGAATGGCCCCAGCGGCACCTGAACATTCTCGCCCTTGACATGCCAGAGCCCGTCATCTTCCTGGGTGATGTGCACCCGCGGCATTTCTTTGATCATTCCGGCCTCTTCATCGCGGTGAGTCCGTTTGCGATTGCGCGGGTTCGCACCTCCGCGCAATCGGGTGTTTCATTCCATGTCTGCAAAATCAGTTGTTGCCCGGCAATCACCCCACAGCCATAAACGATCGTCTCTTGTTGGCTGTTGAGGATCTGGGTCTGGTGGATCAGAAGAACCGCGATTAAGCTGCCAAGGATAATCGTGATACCGAGGATGACCGGTAGCAATCGATTCATTCCGGCATCCCCATCAGCATCTGCTCAAGCTTGGCGATCTGACGCTCGACCTTCGCGGTCTCGTTGCCGGCCCAGATCACCACTGAGAGAGCATCACTGTTGGTGCCGATCCGCTCAAGCTCGGCGATCCGGCACCGCGCCTCCCCCAGCGCCAATTCGAGGCTGCGGCGGGCGGCCTTGTGGGCGGGCTCAAAGGTCATGAGGCAAAGTCCTGATCATGAACGATCGCAGCATGACCGACGATGCGATGCGTGGTGCCGGGCTCGCAGATCTCGTGATAAAGCGCAGTTGCGACCGGATTATCTGGGAGCAAGGCGGCCACGGGCTGCACCTCGATGTGTCCGTTGCCGTGATCAACAGTGCGGGTCTCGTAGCCATGATCATTCACGATCATCACGAGGTCTGGAAAAGCGCTGCCAGCCCAGGTCAGCGTCACGAAATCAACTGTATCGGCGTTCATTGCGCGCTTGATCGAGCGCATCTTTGCTTGCTCGCTGATGACGCGGACCTCACCATCACAAAAGATGATCGCGTGCGATCCCGCTGGAACAAGGCTTTTAAGTTCGGCGATATTCATTCCTCCTCCTTGGTCAGCAGCGTCGAGTCGGCGTCGGGGTTCTCGCGCACCCATTGGTCGGCTGCCGCGCGGGCCTCGCGGCGGCGGCGCAGCGCATATTCGCGCATTCGCTCCCGGTCCTGCTTAGCCTTTTGTGCCGGGGTCAGCTTGCGTGGTTGTCCCCTCATTTGTCCCTCCCTCGTTGGATCGCTGGGCGATCAGATCCTCTAGTGAGAGGATCGCTTTGCGAAAATCACGCGCGGGCAAATTTCCTACCGATGCAATCAGTGCCTCCTCAAACCCCGGTGTGCTCCAATTCCCCTCGACCGCTTCCAGCTTCATATATTTCAGCCAGCGCGGCCCAGCCTTGGCTTGCTTTATCAGATCGACAAGGCGATGGGCGTCTTCCTCGGCGATCGTGCCGCCGGTGCCATCGTCGTCCTGATTGACAAACACGAGATTAAAGATCCCGGCAATCGCATAGCGCGTCAGAAAGGTTTCGGTCGAAGCGCTGCCGTGCAGCGTGGTTTTGACTGCGGCACCTTTGGCCCCGAGCACATCGGGACCAGCTTCGCGGTAAAAGCGTTCGCTATGGCCTGAATGGCTGCAGGTCACCTCGACCCGAATGTTGCCATCGACGAGCGGCGGGACCGTGTTGCGCTGCAACGAAAATCCATGCCGCAGATAAACCGGCCGGATCGCCTCGACGACCTCCTCTAGCTTTGCGTAAAAAGCCTTGCCGCCTTGGATGCCGGTGTTTTGTGTGGTGCGCACGATCGGCTCGATCTCGGATTGGACCCGCACCATTGCCTCGTCATAGAGGCGCTTGGCTTGCTGGGCATTCATCCGCTCATAGAGCCCGACCATGCGCTCAAGGTTCTCAACGTTGGTCTGCGGGTCGGTCGCGAGCCGCTCGATCATCCGCCACATCGGATCGGTCGAGGGGGTTGCCACCGGTAAGGAGTCGGCCGCCAGGGGAACATGTCCAACGGCCGACTCCCCCGCCGCCGATGCAGTCTCCGGTTCAGGGAAAATAGCGGCGGCGGCGGGACCGACGATGGTGCGGGTCATCTTGTCCGCGGTATCGCCGGGTTCTGTTGCATAAGTCTCTTTGACGACATCGGGCACACGGCTCTTGGCCGCGTCAAACCCGGGGGTAGGGGTGGCAGCGGAGGGGTCCATCGAGGCGGTTTCGCGATCGACCTGAAGAACCTCCCTCCGCCGCCGTCCGCCGCCCCGCCGCCCGACTGGTTTGGGTGACGCCGGGGCAGTGGATTCAAATAGCTCGTTCATCGGTCAGTGCCCAAGAGTTTTGCGTTGAGCGGAATAAATTCGCGAACCGCTTGAATATGACACTCGATTATTTTAGCGCGCATCTCGTCTGTTGTTGTGCGATCGCCGCGAATGACATGGCCAGCCACCCATGTCGCCACCAAATCGGCCAGTACGGCGCCCTGAACAGACGGGTTTTTGCCGGCCAAGATGGGACCGATCCTTTCCACCAATGGCGCGACTTGTAATTCTAATGGCTTGCTCATGTGCCTCGCCGCTCCTGCCGGGTCGCCTTGAGCCCGCTGAGTCCGTTCCTGTCATAGCGCCGCCGCCATTCGGCGAGCTCCTCGGCGCTGATCCGGTAGCGGGCGCAGATGTTTACCGCATCCTGACCGGCCCTGATGGCCTCGATGATGTTGGCCTTATCGCGGGCGTAGAACCGCTTGCCGCATTGCGGCAGATGAATGAGCCGGTGCGATATCATTCCGGATTTACCGCGCTGATGCGATAATAGCTGCCGTCTCCACAGATCGTTGAGGGCAGCTTGGTCCCATCGGTTTTAATAGTTATCGGCCCGCCAAAGGAATCGGTGAGGATGGTCATCCAGCCGAGAGCCTGCATCTGGCGGAAGGCGATCACCTGCGGCGAGGGATCAGCGACGACGTTGGTATAGTCTATGGCATAATTTATTCCGGTCTCTACGATCCCGATCTTGAAGCAGTTGCCTCCAGCACCACGGAAATAGACGGTGCCGCTGCTGTCTTGAGCCTGGGCAGTGCCGATTGTCAGCGATGCCGCAACCGCCACGGTTAGAGCAAGTCTTTTCAGCATTTTACGGCTTGCCTCCAGTGAACCCGCGCATGCCCTGGCGCATCGTTCCCGAATAGCGCGGGTCGTCATCGTCGGGAGCGGCGTTGGTATCGAGCGAGATCGCGCTTACGCGCTGCTCCAGATCGGGCCGCGCGCCCTCGGCGAGCACCGCGCGCAGATGCCGCATCAGAAGCTCAAATTCATAAGCGTCAGGATATTGGGCACGCTGCAACCACCTATCGATGCCAGCGAGCGCCAGATCCCTGCGGCGCTCCAACTCGGCGATACGCTGGCCGTGACTTTTTAAACGAGCAATTGCCTCGTCCATCGTGGTGAGTATCTCATCAAGGGTCATTGCCGTCTCCGTTGCAGCGGGACAAAGCCGGCGTCATCGCGCCACAGGCGCCGGATCAAATGCCATAGCTGTTTCATGTCACCGCCGCCTTAACGCGGGCGACCATCGCTTCGTGACCAGCGAGCGCCTCCTCGCGAGTAGCATAGCGGTCCTGTTCCTGATCGAGATCATGCCCCTTCCAGAAAACCATAGTCTCAAAGAGCAATGGCGGCAGGGAGGGGTCAAAACCGTGGTCGACACCGAGAAAAACCGTCGACACATGAGCCTCACCAATCTCAGCAGACCCGATGCGCCGATCGGCATTTTCATACCAGCTTGCCCATTTGAGGAGATCCGGTTCGGGCACCGGATTGCCTGCGGCATTGAGGATGTATTTGTCGGTCATGTCAGCACCAGGATCAGCAGCAGCAGCCACGTCAGCCCGCCGGCGATGGCCAAGAGCAGCTTGGCGATCTCTTTGGGCCATCCCTGCCAAGAGAGGTCGGCGGTCATCGCTTCCATCGCCAGGTCGATGTCCTCCTCGATCATGGTAAGGTGTCCTCGAATTGCTGGTGTTGCTTGCCACGCAATCGGATCTTTGCGGCGTTCTCGCAGCTGATCATCCTTATGCGCAATCCAACATTGTTGCCTGGACCAAGCTGGTTCATGAGCCAGCCGATGCAGTGAGCGTCATGTGTTTCGTGGCAGGCCATCACAGGGGCTTGTGGCGTTAAACTCTCCAGAGGAGAGCGCGCTATGGTAATTTTGAGCACGCGATGTTTCGCTTCGGAATATCCGTTCGGGATCTCGTGGGGATTGACCCCGACGATCCACGGGCATTTCCGGCATTGCTGCGTTCGTTTCAACTTCCAAGCCATGCGATCAGACCCGCAATCGCTCCGCAAAGCGCCGCCCACAACCCCAACGACAGAACCAATAGGATCAGTGCCGCCGAGCGGCATGCAAAGGGTTCGACAATCAGGACGCATTTTTGACGATCGTCCTTTATCGTCGCTCCGATGTCGCCGATCGCCACACGTTAGGGTGGAGTGCATTGTTACACAGAGGCATTTGGGAACCAGCCGATTTGACGGTTAATTTTGATGCCCTATTTTCGTCACGCGTTGTGAACTGTCAAGCGGAATTTTCGTTGACACACAGCCGAGGATAGCACTTTGATGCTGCCGACTAAGGAGGATCATCAGAGGTGGAGTACCGTACCGTCCGTGATCTGGTCGAGGCGCTCGGCGGCACCTTCCGTGCGGCGGAGCGTTTCAAAGTCGGCGGTTCGGCGGTGTCAAATTGGCTAGGTAGAAATGCCTTGCCGGCATTTCGCCGCGATGCTCTTGAGCAGGCGGTCTATCCTAACACGATCGCGACCGGACTATTCACCAGCAGTGAGTCGATTGCCCGCAAGAAGGCGCTGCGGCGTACCGCGACGACCGAAGATTTGGTCGCCCGCGGTCGTGCGGCGACCGCGCGTGGGTTGGAGGCGAGTCAGCGGTTTGACCGGGTTATGCGGAGGTCGCGGGCCGCGGTCGAGCGTGGTGCGGCGGTTCTAAACGGCAGCCGGCAACGATAAAAAAATACCCGGCTGCAGGGGAAGCAGCCGGGCTTAGTGAATGAGCGTTGAGGGTAGAGGTGGGGGCACCGCTACCCTTGGCGGACGTACCCCGAATCTCTCCCAGAGGACGCCCTGATGCGAAAAATAAATTCCACAGCAGAAAAATTCAAGCGCTTCGTCACAAGCGGTGACGGAGATGCTGTTCGCGCGCTGTGGCCTTGCGGCCCAGGGGGAGCGCGCGTCCGGCCCGCGAGTTGTCGTCGACCTCAAAGCGGCTGCGTCCCGCTCGTCCGGCGGCTCGCGGGCCACCCTCTTTAGAAACACTCTAGCAGAAAGGTCAGTTGCATGGCGCGTCGACTTTCTTCCCGCTCTGAAAATGGTGCGGGGCACAACAGCAGCGGGATGACCGACCGGGAAGGTCTCAAGCGGCACGTTGACAGCATCCTCAAGCTGATGGGCGACCGCGACGAGATCAATGATGCGATCAAAGAGCGGTACGAGAATGCCAAAGAAGCCGGGTTCGTCCCGAAGATCCTGCGCAAGATCGTCGCCGAGCTGCGTATGGATGCCGAGGTCCGGCAAGAGCAGTACAACCTGCTTGACGAGTATCGCTTAGCCCTTGGGCTGCTCGCTGACACACCGCTCGGCGAGGCCGCAATCGAGGCCGCGCAAGCCGAAGGTGGCGAGATCGCGCAGCTGATTCCCCGACAGCGCCGAGGTCGCCGGCGCTCGGCCGAGGCGATTCGGGCGGCGCAAGACCATCTCGGGGAGCTCGAGCCGCCAGCCGCATGAGTGGCATCCTCGCCATCGACCAGGCAATCACGTCAGGCTACGCCGCCGCCGCACCGGGTCAGCCTCCTGAGTGGGGGCACAAGCGGATGGGCGGCCCGGGCGATTCGGAAGGCTATCTGTTTGCCAGCTTTCGCGCCTGGGTGGTCGAGCTGATTGTGCGGTACGAGCCCATCGATTTGGCGTGGGAGGCATCTTTTGTGCCGCGGCCGGATCGCTCAAAAGCAGCCGCCCCGTTCAATCTCGACCAAATCAAGCTGGCGATGGGATGGCGGGCGCATTTGCTCGCTTTGGCTGAGGAGTTCGATCTCCGGGTGCCAAGAGAATACCAGACCAGCGATGTCACCAAGTTTCTGACCGGTCGCGGTGCCTATCCAGGTGCGAGCTATGAGCAACGCAGGGTGGCGCGAAATGCTGCGATGGTCATGGCGTGTCAAGCCCGCGGATACGAAGTCGCTACACACGATGAGGCCAACGCGCTCGGTATCCTGCTGTGCGCCGAATACGAGCTCTACCCGCGCGAGGCGCTGACGCGCCCGCGCACCCTCAAGGCTCCGACCGGGCCGTTGTTCAGTGTGCGGGCATGAAACCCACAAAATTCCTGTCATTCGATGATTGGAAGCTCAGGGCGCGAGATCTTCGGCGCGGGCGCGAACCCACCATCCTCAATCCACGAGCAATACGCAGTTTGTGGGGTGAAGGTGCTGCGACACGGCTAGCCGAGACCGACCACCAAGCCTCCGCTCGACATGAAAAGAGCCCCGGACGGCCATCCGGGGCTCTAGCTTCACACACGGGGGGTCGTTAAAGGGGAATGGATAACGACGGGGCGGAATTTATGCCGCCCGAGCCCGATGTCAATGTCACCCGGCTGCGCGAGGATTTCTCCCGGGTCGAGGACGAGCAGGCGGTGCTCGGGATGATCCTGTTGGCGAATCACCGCTATATCGAGATCCGCGATCTCATCCGGGCCGAGGATTTCGGCTGCCGGGCGCACCGGCTCTTGTGGGAGGCGATCGGCAAGCTGATGCGGCTCGGCTATAGGGCCGACCCTTCGAGCCTCTCCCGGGCCTTCCGCGCCGATCGTAGGACATTCCCCGGGCACAATCCTTCGAGGTATCTGATGCAGCTCGCCGACAGCGCCACGGCGGTCGAGCACCACCCGATTCGCACCTATGCGCTCGCCATCATCCGGCCCGATCCCGACGACCGGGTGCTGGATGTGCTGGTGAGGTACCGATGAGTTATGGCCAAGATCACCGAGGTCAAAGATCCTGATACCGCGCAGATTTTTCTGCGGTGCCACTATCGCAACTGTCAGCAAAGGGTAAGACGGATCATTCGGATCGCACCTTCAGACGAGATGTTTCTGCTGTGCTTTCAGCATGCGAACCTTGCCAAATGCAATCTGTCTGAGTTTCTCGGCCGAATCGCTGGCTGGCCTCGTGAGACCGCAAAATTGCGCCGACGGGATCGGCGTCGAGCAGAAAAGGCGAGCGTCGAGTAAATGACGAACAACTCTGTCACAAAGGGGGAATGTGATGGCCGAGGACAATGTAATCCCGTTATGGGACGAAGATATTGTTGACACCCGGCGCAGAGCAAAAAAAGAGGCGCCGCCGGTTCCTCTCGAAGAGCGGTTGTTGGGGGCGATCGACCTCGCCGACATTGAGGACGAGCCCGATGACCCGATCGTCCGCAACCTGATCTGTAAGCGCGGGGTGACGATCTTTGCCGGCGCGGCGGGCAACGGCAAGACCTACTGCTGTCAGATGCTCGCCGCAGCGTGCGCGACCGGCGGCGAGTGGTTTGGCGAGAAAGTCCGGCAATGCCGATCGCTGACGATCTTCTCCGAGGATTGGGCGACGATGCTCAAGCCGCGTCAGGAACGAATCTGCCGACATTATGGCATCACCACCTTGGATCTCTCGGGTTGGGTGACCTACATGCCGGACGATGGCGGTGACTTTGAGATCTTTGCCTGTTTTCGCAAAGGGTCAAAGGGCAACCCGCGCACCATGTGGGATCAGGTAATTGTCGAATGCAATGCGCGCTCGGCCTCGGGCGAACCGTTTGAGCTTCTGATCCTCGACAATTTTCAGACCTTGTTTACGGTTGACCCGAACAACGACATCGAGACCAAATCGGCGCTGCGGTTTATGAATGCCCAGGCGCGCATCCTTGATTGCGCGATCATCCTGATCATGAACCCGCCCAAGTATCCCTTGCGCGAGGGCATGGAAACCTATTACCGCGGCTCGGTTGAGATCCATAACACACCGCGCTATGCGCTCTCGCTCAACGCCGCACGTGAAGGCAAAAAGGCAATCAAAAATCGCTTTATTCTCAAGGTGGAGAAAAACAGCTATCTGCGCAACGATCACCGCTTCAAAGATCCCGGCATCGAGCTCGAATGGCGCGATGAGGTGCTGCAGCTACGCGCCGCGGAGATTGCCCGGTGGGCCGCAGAATGACCTTGACAAACGAAAGGCCTCAGCGCTTGTCTGAGGCCTCCCGAGTGGGTTAGCAGCCCATTCGGACCAACTGCTGGTGTTCAGTTTGCCCGACACCCATTCAGATACTCAGCTAGAGCGGCCTCGTCAACAGGGGATCGTTGCACGTAATCTGCGGCGCATCGATAAGGGTGCATTGCGGGCGCTCGTCGATCTCGAAATCCTCGGTTGGCACATCGAGCTGAAAGACTGCCGTTGGTTTGCCAAAGATGATCGGGAATGGGTCGGTTTCCCGGTCCAGATCTACACGACCCCGAGCGGGCAAAAGAACTACAACGACATCATTAAATTCACTGATCGCGACGCTGGCGACCGCTTTGCAAAGGCGGCACTGGCTGCGGTCCATCGCCTGAATGGTTCATAACCGTGAGGATGCCGGTGATGTGCCGCGCGTCGCTCGAACGGACAAACAAGAAACGACGCGCTCCCTCTACCCAAGTGACCAGCAGTCCTAGCTGAAAAGCCGGACCCGGTCGGGCACCGGGCGCACTGAGCAGTCACGTCGGCACGGATAACCGCGATTCTTAGGGACACGCGAAGCGCGCCCAGCGATTGCGGCTAAACGGCAAGGGAAGAAATACATCTTCGGCACTGTATTTCAGGCGGCGGGCGGGTTTAGAGCTGCGTCTGCAGCGATACGAGAGAGTGGTGGGGATATGTGTAAGGGGCGCGGCGATACGCGCCCCTCACCAACCAACGAATCAATCTGCGATGATCTATCCCGGCGCGCATCACGCGCCGTGCCCCAGACCGCGCAGCTTCACCGACAGGGGCACTGACGGATCGGGCACTTCGAGCCACCGGCCCCTTTTAGATTGCATTCGACGGGGAGCACTGACGGGTGTAGGTGCTGAGTTAACTTAGGTAAGAGTCTGAATATGGCTGAGACTACTACTTCAGAAAAACGTGCGCGCGAGGTTTCTCGGCGCGTTCTCGCGCGGGCTGGCGATGAGCCCGATCCCGCGATTTCACCGCAGCTGCATTTTCTCGATCTCTGAGAGAATTATTCCCCTGAGTGTTCACGGGACATTTCAGGAACGAGAATTTTTCACGCGTTTTTGACGAGAAAAGTGACAGTTTGCGGACCTTTTTGTGACTATGGTGGTTGTAGTGATGCCGGGTTCACGAATGAGAGGGAGAACCCGTGATGTCCATCGAACGGCAGCTTGATTTGCTGTTGCGCTCCAATCTGGTGATCATGCGCCACCTGGATGCGCTCACGCGCTCGGTTGACCTCGGAACGATGATCCGCGAGATCGAATTCTTACGCTGGGCTGATGCGCTCGCGGATTTGCGCCGCGCGACCGGCGGCAGCACGATCTCGGTGCAATTAGCCTCGGGGCTCACCCCGGCCTAGCCTCGGCGGCGCGGCTAGGGCGAGCCCGAAACCCGGGTCTCACCACCGGGTCTGCCGCGGCGAAACCCCAGGTGAGTAAGGAAGCCAAGTGATGAGGAAATCGATAAAAATCAGTGTTGGTGCCGCCGCGATCCTCGCGGCCGGAGGTGTGGGCATCCTGGTCGACAGCGGCTTTCGGGCCGCTCTTGACCAAGCGGTGAGCCGCGCCATTCAGGTGCGAGCGCTGCAGCAGCAAACACCGCCGCAAGACAAGCTCTATAACGCGCGCTTTGGCGGCGGTGGCGATATCCGCTATGGCGGCGGCGGTGACATGCGCTTTGGCGGTGGCGGTGACATGCGCTTTGGCGGCGGCGGTGACGTCAAGGAATAATAGCACCGTGGGAGGGGCCGCCTTGCGGCGGCCCGCTCTCTCTTGCCCAGCCGCACCTCCGCACTGGCCCGGCGTGGTGGTGTGGGGCATAGCCGCTGGCACACCCGAGCGCCCGCAGGTCATCCCGGTGCCACCCGAGCCGTTCACCACGGCGCACGCGCAAGCAGCACTGCCGGCGACACCCCGTGAGGTGTTCCGACTCGCTGCGCGGTGTGCGAAAGGATCATGTCCGCACTGGCGGCCCGAAGAGACCGGGGCCGAAGGTGACGGCGCCTGCAGCTTGGTACAGCGGGTCATTGCTAAGCTTCCCAAAACCGCGCCGCAGAAATGCGGTATCCGCTCGGTCTGTCGCTGGTTCGCCCAGGAGGGGCTCGCCGCCTGCCGGATTTGCCCCGGCGTCGTCACCGATCTTGGCGAATTGCCGCAAGACCAGGCGAGTGAAGATCAAGTGAGGTTTTTCTGACATGAACAAACAGAGCACAAGATTCGAGCGCAGCTGGCCCGAGATATTCGAGCCCCAGACTGAAGAAGAGATTGACCGCCTGCTGGCGGAATGGGCGGAGAAAAAACGTGAGCACTGGCGCGAGCAGTCAACACAAAATGCCGGACCGATCTCACACCCGTGATTACCGGCTACTGCTGGCGAGCGGTTTGGCTTGGGGTGCGACCTCAAGCCAGGTGACGATCCTAGCGGCGGTCTTTAGGGCGCATCAGCTGCCACTGCCGCTGATCGGCTGGATCTTCACGGTGTACGCGATCGGCCTCGTCGGTGCCGCGGTGCTGAGCGGCCCGTTAATGGGCCGCTTTGGCGCCAAATCAACAATGCTCGTGGGCTTTGCAGTCTCAATTGGCAGCCTCTTGGCGATGCCGTTATCCGGCTTTGCCCCCGCACCGCTCTTGGTATTGAGCCTGAGCCGCGGTCTTGGCGGCGGGCTGATCAACCCGTCCGGGACATTGCTGGCGCAGGCGAGTGTGCTCGACAACGAGCGCGCCCACGCCATCGCGATGTATAGCCTGATGCTGCTGTTGCCGACCTTTGCCGGTCCGACCATCGGCATGTGGTCGCTGGGACATTATGGCGATGTCGGGTTTTTTGCTCTCGCCGCGGTTCCGGCGCTGCTGGCGATGCTTCTCAACCTCGCCCTGGCGCCGAGCTCGCGGGCGCCGGCCGAGGTCGCCGGCTATCTGGCGCTGTTGCGCGATCGCCGGATCTGGCTGCCGTGTCTGGCGATGATGATCAGCGGTGTCGGCTACGGCTTTGCCAGTGGCTTTGTGGTGCTGGTGGTCGGTCAAGTCGCCTGGTTCTGGATGCCGTTTGCGGTTGTGCTCTGCTTGATCCGCTGGCAAGGGTTGAAGCGCCTTGGGCAGTTGGCGCCGCAGCTGGTGATCATCAGCGGGCTGGTTGCCTACATCGCCGGATTTCTCGGGCTCTTGGGTGGGCTGGCTCTGGTGGCCGGCTTTGGTTTTGCTTATGGCTACGGGGTGGTCGGGCCAACCGCCAATGTGTGGGCCTCGGCACCTTATCCGCAGGCGGCCCGCGCCCGGCCGATCGCGCTGGTGGCGCTGAGCTACCAACTCGGCACGATGCTCACCGCCCAGCTGGTGGGTTTTGTGGTGCCGCTGGTCGGCTGGCCGGGTCTGCTGCTGACGCTCGCCGCTTTATCGCTGCCGCCTTTGCTGCTGTGCCTGCGGCGAATAGGGCCGGTAACTGAGACAAGATACCGGCCCCTTTGATTTCAGCGGAGCGGTCTGACCAGCCGCGACACCAGAGTGTGGTTGACCGCAATCGCGGGCATTATATTTTCAATTGATGATGTACCTGTATAGCAGTAGGGACCACCAAATTGATGGGAGAATTGCCATTGTGTTTGATAGTTCGAGGGATCGGCGATCCATAGGATTTTGTTCCAATCGCTCCACGCATGACTGAGGGGCAACGTTATATCGACGACGAGGTACGGCGTGCCGCTACAATTTGCCGTCAGATAGACAAATGTCGCCAAGGGGGGAATACCCAAGAATTTGTCGACATCGAGAATGACGGGCGTCGAACCCGTTGAACTCCAAGTCGTCACGCCGCCAACTTGTGCGGGCGAGCCGTTGATCGTGCGGAGCACCAAGGGCGGGCTGGCTTGAATAAGATCACCGACGCAAACCGGCGTCGGCTTTGAGGAATCAAAGATCGCGGTTTCGGGATTGCTACAATTCTGCGCCACTGCTGCCGCAGGCAGGGTCAGCGCTGCCGGCGCCAAGAGGCAACCGACTGCGGTGAGGACGTACTTCATACCAGGGCTCCCTTTAGGGCCAGACACCCGGCACGGTGCCAGCCCGCTCAGATCCCCCGATGTTCAAGATAGTATGAGTGGGTCGCCGAGAGTGTGACCCATCTCACAGGTCTGAGCAAAAACCCCTACGGAGCCCCAGGAGCGCGATCCTCGATCAGCCCTTCTCGGGTACCAAAGAAAGAGCCGCCCCAATCAGGCGGCTCTCTCTATTGGCGCCAGGGCTAGTCTCGGTCATAGCCGTGGGCGGCATCGAGCGGCCAACGCTCGGCGAGCCAAGCTCGCCCCTGCGGCAACGTCATGATTTGGGCGCAGTACCATTCACCGGCGCGGTGCTCGTCGCCATCCTTCATATGTGCGAAGGCAAGCACCTGATAGTGGACATTCGCGCGCGTGTCGGGGCCGAGGAGTTCAAGGCTAACATAATGGTCGCGTTGGTAGCCATGCAGGGGCTGGAGCCCGCCATAGGTGACATCGGTGCGGCGATGCGCCGGATGGCCATTGATGCAGCCAGGCAGGCTCGCGAGCACGCCCTCGCGCGGTACGGGCTTCTCCTCGTGGCACGCCGAAGTCGTCAGCAGCAGCGCGGCGGCAAAGGCCAAAAGGCGGATCATCGGTCGGCGAGCAATTTCTCGCTCTCATCAAGAGCGGTTCGCCAGACCTCCAACATATCGCGTATTATTTTGATGTCGTCCGGGTGGGACACATCCTTTAATTGCCGGGCCACGGATTGAACAAGGTCAACCGGTGTCAGGCGTATGTCTATCGGGAAACTGTTCGGCCAGAATTGGGCATCAAACTTTGGCCACCATTCTATATAGGTGCCCTCGAAGTCCCAGCGCCCCTCGCGCTTAAAGGCGGCAAAGGCTTCCTTGAGCAAATCGATGACGGCCCCGCGCAGACCCATGATGGTTTTGAGTGATCGGTTGGCATCCTCAACCATGTCCTCAAGCTTGACGATCGGATCTTCAAGAGCCGACCCGAGCTCAAAATCGGCAAAATTATAGGTCAATTCAGGATGTTCGGATTGGCTCATCGGATCGCCTGCTGATAGGCCGCCCATGCCTCGGCGCGTTTGACTGCGCGGCGTGCGGCGGCGATGTTGCGGGATAGATGGAGGATGGCATGAAAATAGCCGATGCCATATCCGATCAGCGGCAGACCGGGAAAGATCACCGCCCATAGAGCCGGATTTTGCATAAACTCGGTTAGCATGTGATAATCCGCGCATGACCCAGCAACGCCGACCGACCTACAGCAAACCTGAGAAGGATTTGCCCAAGCTGCCGCGCTTTGATGCCCGCTACAACCATCGGCGCGCGATGATCTTCTGTTACGAAATCGCGCAAAACAGCACGAGGGTGCAGGCGGCCGAGCGCGCCGGCATAAACTCGGAAATGACAATTTATCAGTGGCTTAAAGATGAGCCCGATTTCCGCGAAGCTTACGAGCAGGCCAAAGAAATGCGGGCGCATAAGATCTTTGACCATCTTCAAACGCTTTCGCGCACCGCCAACGCTGAGAACGCGGCTGCGGTCAAGCTGATGGTCAACACCGACCAGTGGATTCTCGGTCGGCTGCTGCCCAAGGTGTATGGCGACCGTATCGACGGCGATTTCAACGTCAACATGTCACTTGAGCGCCTGGTCCTCGACGCGATCGAGTTGCGCCAGAAAGAGCAAAAGCAAAAGCTCATTGACGAGTAAACCCCCGAAGGACTATGGATATCTTCTCAATCGTGATTCTCACGCTTGCCGCACCGGTGATTATCTATCTTGCTGGGGTGGCGCTGGGATTTTGGGCATAACCCCCGCCTAGGCTAGGATTTCCTCTTTAGGGTTCATGGGTGAAAGATCGACACCGGCCGCGGTCCCATCTCGGCCCAGTGTGGTTGCTCGAAATGGGTCAGCGGTGCGGGCCGATCCGAAAGAGGATTAGTTTCTTCTCTCTTCCTCATCGCGCAGAGCGCGATCCTGCTGCCGCTGCCTTTCTAACATCATCATGTCATCGTCAAAGCTGTCGTCTCGCCCTGCCCGATAACCCTGGGCATAGGGGTTGGTGCCAAATTGTCGGTCAAACGGCACATAGAGGTCGTTATAACCGGCATTGTATCCGCGGTCGTAGGCCGATTGCGCCTGCGCCGACAGCGCCGTACCCAGAACGAGCGCGACCGCCGCGCACAAGTGTTTCATCGTGATTTCTCCTGCATCTGCGCGATCTCAGCGCGCATATCCAAATAAGGCTGCGCCATTTCCGCCAGCAAGGAATCTAGATCGCTCCACACTCCCGCTGGCGGAAACATCGCACCCGAGTACCATCGTTCGACCGTGCGCTGATCGACATCAAGCGCCGAGGCCAGACTTACTACCCGATTTGATACCCAGAGATCGGGATAGAGGGCCGCAGCGACGCGGGCGAACAGCGGTTCGGGCATGGCTAGGTCTCCAGCTGCTGCGCCATCTTGGTCTAAGGCTGCGTAAACGGCGTCCCAGCGTCAAAGCGCGCCTTGGCTGGAAGTCCCGAGCAGGTGCCGCCGCAACCGCTTTGTATCGGCGTCGTCCCGTTCTCCGGTGTCACCCACGGCCAGGATGGATAGTTCGCGGTGAAAAAGGCTGGCTTGGCGGACACATAAAGCGAGTTCGGCAAGCTGTTGGAGTAGCCCGCGGCCCAATCGGGCACGGCACCGTTTACGTAGTCATAATTGCCGTTGCGGAAGATGAAAGCCGGGCTGGCGGCGGCGGTCAAATTGTGATCAGGGCCGGGCCATTCGCTACCCACCCATCCGCTCATCCAGATACACTTGTTCGAAGGCACGCACTGATATACCCATCCATTAGCGCTCGTTGTTACTCCTGACAGGCCAAGCACGTTGCCGACGTAGGCCAGCCAATAGTCGAACGCCATGGGTCCCGCAGCACGCAGCGGCGCACACTGGGTGACCGGAGGCGAGGCGCCACCACCCTGCCCCCAACATCCGTTAGCGACAGAGTCGTTGACCGTATGAGCTTGGCTCGGATCGGTGAAGGTCGCCCGAATGCCCCTACAGTGGTTGCGGAAATAGGTGTGATAAATGGCATTGCCGTGGGTCTCGTCGTTGTCGCAGTTCGACGCTTCGTTGCCTTCAAACAGAAAGTGGTGGGTGCCAGCGTAGTGCGAGCCGTTTACCCCCATGTCCATCCAATAGTCGCCGATAACGGACTGCATATAGAAGGTGTCATCGACGTAATTGTAGGCGACCACGTTAGCAGGGGCAGCGCGACCCACCATACCTTTGCCACCGCGTACAATGATGTTGTTCTGAGCGAGGTTCTCGGTGGATGCCATACTAATATCAAATGGATATTCGGCGCCATTGTTCTCGCAGTCTGTGCAGTCGTGGAAGTAATTAGCCTCGACTTGGTTACGCGCGGAGAACAAGATATCAACTGCTCCGGCAATCCAGTTGCCGACTTCGACATTCGTCACCCAAGAATTAGCGGCGAACTGCAGATGGACGCCGCCATTCGCTGGCTTGGTGATCGATAAGTTCTCGACCCCTGCTTGACTGACAAAGGGATTGGCTGCACCGCCGCTTTGTACAGTCGGCCAATATACCTGCGCGTTGTGGGAGCCACTCTGGCGGAAGGCCAGACTAAGTGGACTATCGAATGTCAGGGTGCAAGCAGCACCCGGGCATGGCCCCGCGCCAATCGCCGTGACGAGGTGAATTTCCTGGTTTACTCGATTGGGGGCGAAGCTGTAATTGCTCGACGCGTCGGGATTGGCGAGCCGCATCGTGGCAGGGGAGCTTGTAGAATTAAGAAACTCGGACGATGCCTGAATGTTGGCGCCGCCCGTCGGATTTGCGGTCGACACCATCTGCGGATCCTCATCAATTAGCACCCATCCGCCAACCGAGAAGTTCGTCGTCGAATGAACTTGGACTGTGGTGGCGCCCTGAGCTGCGTCTGCATCGATGGTGGTGCCACAGCCAGTCGGTGTCGATCCAAAGCCGCAACCGGCCCAGGCCCAATTGTAAACCGACGACGGCGAGATCAGTATGGCCCCGGTGGGAGCGGAGCACGGGACCAAGTGCGCCGTGTCCACACCGCAGTTAGTCCCAGCGGTTGTGCTCGATATGCTCCAATCCGGAATGGCGCCATTATAGACGTTTAGGACGGTAGGCCAGCATGGCGCGCCGCCTGGAGTGCCGCACGTGTTTGTTGGGCTACCGGAACCACGCAGCGTAACGCCTTTGTTCAGCAAGATATATTCGGACTGGTCTATTTGAAAGGTGCCGGCAGCGAGCTGAACAACTTGACCAGCGGTGCATACACTGATCGCTGCATTGATCTTTGCCGCATCATCGTTAGCGACGGGTGGCGTGAGCCCGCTAGGAGTGACCGTCGCATTGCACTGTGTCGTTCGGTTGGGAATGCCGCCGAGCGACAAAAGCCCCACCTTTTGCCAATTCGCACTGACGTTGTTTACAGCTGGCAGAACTAAGGATGGTGGTGGTCCCCCGCCGCCGGGGCTCGCCATTGTCATCATGCCGTTCCCGCCCCATGGCTGGGCCGCTGCGGCAAGCGGTGTCAGAAGCGCCAGGATAATCAGATAGCAAAGCCGGTGCTTAGCGGCGCTGCTGGCCGTAAAATTCATTGTGCATCTTCCGCTCTTAGCGATACCAGTAAGTGAAACTGCCGTATTCGACGGTCGAATAATCGGTTTGTAGCTCGCGGGCGGCTTGTTCCCAATCAATGCAAGAGAACGGCCATTTTGCGCCACCGATCTCTCTTCCGTAGAGCTCATCAGCCAATTCCTCAGCATACTTTTGGAAATAGCTGTCTTCGATCAGTGCGCCGGGGTACCAGTCACCGCGCCATTGGTGATCCCCACCATAGCCTTTAAGCGACCGTATAAGATTGGCAAGCGCCTCATATTCTTCCTCGTCGCCTTCGTCGCGCTCCTCTTGGTCTTCAAGCTCTTCAAACCGATCGGTGATATCCCGCATGTCGAGGAGATCTTCACCGCTTTCTGTCATGCGTGTCATCTCCGGACTCCTCCGCTATGAATGGTAGGCTTGATCAAGGTGGGCTATGTCGTCGTACGTCAGCGTCAGCATATACACATAGCCATCAGCGCCCTCAACCGTCAGACCGACAGTCCGTGCGCCCGTGTCACTATCAACGAGCGGCCGAATAGTGCTGCAATGCTCTAGGTTGGTGTAAACAATCTGTCTGCGCTTGCCGAAAGGCTTGCTCTTTAATAGTTTCATCTCCGGACTCCTCCGCTCTTAGGGTGCAAGGGCGCACGCTGCGTCCTTATTCAGTGGGGCAAATCGGCACGTGCCGACAAGCGTGCCATAACAGGGTGCGCAAATGCGAGCGCGGGACCGCCGACACGTTGGTTCCCTGCGCGGGAAACGCGATTACGTCGCAACCCGGTATCGTCTCGTCGCTGATGACGAGCTTACCAGCCTGCGCGCCCTTGCTCGGGATCGCGAATAGCGCCAAATCCGACCGATAGCCTTGCTTGCGAAAGAGCGCGTCAAGTTCTGCGCTAATCGCTTTGTGTTGCTCGTCGATCCAGCCGCTATAGGTGAATGTCATGCTCCGGACTCCTCCGCTTTCACCGGCATTGCACCAGCTCACCTCTAACGTAAGAACACACGACGTGAATGTCAACCCCTAAATCGCAGCACAACGCAAATCAAACCGACGAGCCCAACCCGCTCATCCCCGTGCACCAACACCCTAACTCCTCTATCCTCACACCCTTCACACATACGCACAACCCCTCACGCTCGCAAAACCTCACACCTAAACACCGCGCGCCAAGCCTATCCGCACACCCACACAACATTCTCATCCTCCTCATCCCCTTAAACTCCTATCCCCTTACCCTCAACACACACTTCCGCGCGCACACACAGTGAACTCAAAGCCACGCCACATCCCTAATCTCAGGCGGAGACGGTTCAAAATCGGCAGACTGCGCACATTGTGCGTCCGCACGTGCTACATAAGCGTGCTACATGCCTAAAATGCGCAAATTGGCGGATATATCCTCCGCCTCACTGCGGTAAATACAATAATGCTGTCAAAGGCTTAGAAATGGCCTAATGACCCATCCCACACTATTGACCATCCTCACGTGAGGCAATGCCTCGACCCATTACCTGCCTACCCCCTCCCCGGCTTGGGGGCGCCGGCCTCGAAGATGGCCGCTACCTCGCACTCATCTCGGGGCGGGTTTTTGCCGGAAATTTTTCTGGGAATTTTGGGGGTGATCGGGGCTTGCCGTTACACAACATGATATGATAGGGGGGGAGATTACATAAGAGGGAATGAGATGAAGGCGCCTGTATGTCGGTTATGTGGAGTGGCGCATTGGTCATTTGAGGGGCACCGATTTGGGGGTATCCGGGAGCAGACTGCGCCGCCACCGGCGGTGGCATCTGTTGAGATTTTGCGTCCCCGTGCGGAGTCGGCGCGGTCTGGGGTTCGGGAGAAGGCGGCGGTATTGTATGCGCCGAAGGGTGAGTGTGGATTTTGCGACGCGCGTCGGGATTATGCGCGGGATGCGATGCGGCGTCGCCGTCGGCGGGGTTGAGATGAGGGCGCCGCGGTGTGAGGAGTGTGGGAAGGGGCACTGGGGCTGGCAGCGGCATCGGTGGCGGGAGGATCGCGGGGACGGGGAAGGGGTAGGGGGAGAGCGACGTGAGCAGGGGGTAGGGAATGAGCAGCGGTATCCGGTATTGCGGGGGAGGCCGCGGAAGATGAGGGGGAAGGAGAAGGGAAGATGAGGGAAGAGCGCCGGCTGGCACACTGGAAGCTGATGCGTGACGCATGGGAGCGCTGGAACAATCTAACCCTCGCGCACGAAGAACAGGGTTTCAACGGCCCCAACCCCTTTCCCAACACCTGAGCAAACCCCCGATGACAGTAGACGGCATCCAGGCAATCGTCGACCACGTCGTGAAGGCGCTTCTTGCGGCACTCCACGAACGCGGATGTGTGGCCTTGGATGAAGAGGAAATTGAGAAAGTGGAAGCTGTGATTATCAGATCGCTCGCCAAGAGCGGCGTGCTCAACTAGGTGCGGCGATGCCCTGCATGACGACTGACCAGACACAAACGACCAAAAATGCCGCTCAAATCTGGGCTGATGCGATCCGCAAGACTGGCATATGGATGTCTCCGTTCGCGGACAACGTTGCCGAGCTGGGCCGGCTAATCATTCCTCAAATGCAAGCGCTGGCGGACACGGAGTATCATCGCGGCATTGATGAAGCACGAGAGGTCACGCTATCGATCCTCGACGAAGAGGGATGGTTAGGGCGTGCGCGGGAAAGGATCGCCAAGCGAGGCCGGGCCGGCGATTGAGGGGGTCGTGCATGACTGAAACGACGGAATTGCGGGAGCAGGCTCAGCGGATGGCGGATGCGCTGGGGATTGCGTTTTATGTGCGGGACGGGCGGATTTATCAGGGGCCGCCGGGGGATCGGGTTGAGCCGCATGTGAGTGCTGGTGTGCCGCACGGGTTTGGCCCGGTGGTTCCGGTCGCCTGTGAGGTTGATCCGGTGGTGCGGCGGACCTTTGCGGTGCTGCGGGCGCGGGGGCTGATCAGGCGCAAGGCGGCGGTGCGGTACCGGCCGCCGGAGACGCCGGAGAAAGCAGTTGAAATGTCGGCTGAGTTGGGGATGTCGCCGGAAATGCTGTGCGCTGATCTTTTGGGCAAAGCCGAGGTCACCGTACTTGAGGCGATCTGCCCGATTTGCATTGCGAAGAACCACGGGATCTGCGCGCTGCCGGAGGATTGTCCGGAGCGTAAGGGGTGGCGGGCGATTGGCAGGCCCTTGCCGGAAGACCAGACATGATCTTCCGCGCGATCTACCGGGACGGGGTGTCTAAGAAGAAGGAAGTGACCTTTGAGGCCGCTGATCTCGGGGCGGCGATCAATATCGTGGCGACGACGCAGGAGGTGCCGGCGGGGGCGAGTGCTGTGCGGGTCTTCCCTTATCGCAGCATCCACGAGATCTTTGGGGCCAGGCGTAATGTCAAAAACCCGCAAGCTTAGCGTGCGCCGGCTTCATGCCGAAGGGCAGGGGGTGTGGCAGCTTGAGGCGTTTGACGCGCCGGCGGTTTTGGCCCTGGCTCTGGTGGCGCGGATCGGTTGGGATCGGCGGGCGGCAAAGATGCTGGGAGCTCTGGAGCACAGCATGCGCCAGCTGCTTTTGGCAAAGCGCGAACTCTTGTGTCTGACCTGTGATCAGCAGTTTTCGGCGGCGGCACTGCCGGTGCTGTGGCTGGTGCTCACCCCCTATTGCGATAATCCCTCGGAAGCCATAGTTCATGCGCTGTGCGGGGCGTGCAATGGTCATCCCTCCCGCGAGGACCGGATTATCGAGAAATTGCGCAATTCGCTGATCTCCGATCTCAAGATCATGCCGCCGCCGCATCGCGAACCGGGGCATGCGTGAAAAAGCCCAAGGCTGAGGTCGATTACTCGCGCGGGCACCCGAACTCACGGTGCGGGCTGTGCCGGTATTTCATTGGCAGCCGGGAGAATTGCGAGCTGGTGTCGGTGGCGGGGTCGCCGACGCCGGGGCGGATCGATCCGCAGTATTGGTGTCGGCTGTTTAAGAGGGCGGGATGAAGCACACCGAATTTGTGCGCACGGTGATCGAGCGGGAGTTGTTCCGGCAAGCCGAAGAGCGTGGATATCCGGTTTTGTGGGTGCCGGAGAAGGTCCGCGTCTTTGACGGGTGCCAATATATAAAGGTATCGGGTGAGATCAATCTCGACGATCTCGCCAAGCGGCTGAGCGGCGAGGCGGTTCCGGCAGAGGAGACCCGATGTCCGAATTGCGGGCATGAATTTCACACCGATTGGCAGACCGGGTGAGCGAGTGGGTCGAGAGTCTGCCGCGATCGGTTGCCCGGGCGCAGCGGCGGTGGGAGCGGTCGCGGCGGATACGGCATGCGCGTTGGCGCGGGGCGACCTATACGGCCATCGCGCGTCAGCTGGGAATATCTATAACGCGGGCGCAGCAGCTGGGGACCTACCGGGACTGCCCGTCGCCGGCGGCGTTGTGGCTATCGCGGCCGATCGTTCTGGATAGTCGTGAAGAGGCGCGCAGGCTCTATGCGATTTTGGACGGCTTGTACCCGTGTTTGGTTTGGGACCGGGCCGGGGATTGTCCGTGGCTGTTTTATTCGAGGCCCTGGTGAGCACGCAGATGCGCGAGGCGCTGATCCTCGGGTTCGGGACCGCCGCGGTGCTCGGTCTGGCGGCGGTGGGGGTGTGGGCGATGCTGCGGTGGCTTTAGATGAGAAGCCGTCCACGCAAACATTCAGACCCCTGTCGGTGCGAGCATATTGGGTCCCGACGATGCGCTTCCGCGCCTAAGGAATGATACAAAAGTCATGAAGGAAATGGGGTTGTCGAACTGGCGCTTTGATCTCTGCGAGGCCTATCCCTCTCAACTCGGCTAATTTATTTTGTAGATATATCTGATGTTTGCCATCACGCGCGCGGCGCAGATTTGTCTGCGCGATGCGCAGCCGTTCCGCCCACAATTCAGAGCGCCACAAGCGCGCCTTTATCAAATGGTGGGAAGAGCCGCCGACAATGGTGCGCGAGCTCTTTGGCGCCGACCCGGACGGCTGGCAGGATCGCGTGCTCGCCGATTTCCCGAGTAGCCAAAAGCAGGCGCTCGTCGCGTGTAAAGGCCCGGGCAAGACCTGTGTCGAGGCGTGGCTCGCGTGGAACTATCTGTTGACCCGCCCGCATGCACAGATCGCTGCGACCTCGATCACCGGACAAAATTTGCAGGACGGGCTGTGGAAGGAGATGGCGCACTGGCGCAACAAATCCGAGCTTTTAAAGTCGATGTTTGAGTGGCAGCGCAACCGCATCTATGCGCGGCAGAACCCCGAGACCTGGTTTATGTCGGCGCGCACCTGGGATCGCAAGGCGACCTCTGAGGTTCAGGCGCAGACCTTGGCCGGGTTTCATGCCGATTATGTGATGTTCATCCTTGATGAGACCGGCGGTATGCCCTTGGCGGTGATGGCGGCGGCCGAAGCGGCACTCGCGACCGGGATCGAATGCCACATCATGCAGGCCGGCAACCCGACCCAGATCGGCGGCGCCCTGCACGCCTCGGTTACTCGAGGCCACGGCTGGCGCACCTATCACATCACCGGCGACCCCGATGACCCCGACCGCGCTTCCCGGGTCGATGTCAAATGGGCGCGCGACATGATCGCCCAGTACGGGCGCGAATCACCTTATGTACTCGCCAACGTCTTTGGCCGCTTTCCGCCGGGCGGGATCAACCAGCTGATCCCCCTCGATGTCGTCGAGACCGCGACCCGCCGGCATTACCGCGATTTTGACCTGCGCGGCGCCCCGCGGATTCTCGGGGTTGATGTCGCCCGCGAGGGCGATGATTCGTCGATCATCTTTCCGCGCGAGGGGCTCGCCGCCTATCGCCCGCTGCAATACCGCAACATCGATTCGCTGATCGGTGCCGGCGAGGTCTCGCGCAAATGGGACGAGTGGGAGGCTGATGCGTGCTTTATCGACGCCACCGGCGGGTTTGGCTGGGGCTGGATCGACCAATTAAAACGCCAGGGCTATGCGCCGATTCCAGTGCATTACAACGGCAATGCTCACTTAAAGGAGCGCTATTTTAACAAGCGTACCGAAATGGCGATGGAACTCAAAGGATGGCTCGAACGCGGCGGGGCGATCCCCGATATTCCCGAACTCTCGCGCGCCTTGACAGAAATCACCTATGGCTACAAGGAGAACACCGAGCAGATGATCCTTGAGCCCAAAAGCGATCTAAAGGACCGGCTCGGGTTTTCACCCGATCACATGGACGCGCTGATGCAGACC